ACAGCTCGTCAAGTTACTAAAATTGCAGGACGTATGGTAACACTTGATTCAGGTGACAGAATTGCTTGGAACTTTAGTAATGCTACCGATGATGGCGCAGTTGAAATGGAAGAAGCTGGAACAGCAGCTGACTTCACTGGCGCAGATGATTTCGAAGCTGACTAAAAATAATTTAGGGGGATTAAGTTCCCCCTACTTTTTTATATAGGAAATAAGAATGTCAAAAGTATTAAGAGTAACAGACGGCAACTACAAAATTATAGTAGATAACGGTCCAACCGGAACGATCTACTTAGATACTACTAGTGGTGCAGCAAGCCCAAGAGGCACTGTTGTAATTACCGGCGACCTAGAAGTCAAAGGTACACAAACAACTGTAGAATCTTCTGTTACTACTATTGCTGATAACATACTAACTCTTAATGAAGGTGAAGCCGGTGCAGGAATACGTGCTAGCTTCCAATACAAAGCAGGTATTGAAATTGATAGAGGCAGCTTGCCTACTGCAAGATTAGTATTTGATGAACAAAGTCCTTATGTTGCTGGCGGTAATAGCGGCACAGGGTCATTTAGATTTGAAGATATAAATGGCGGATTTTTACCACTTAATGTAAACAGTATTAATGCTGAAGGCCCGTTATATATAACAACACCTAACAGTGCTATTAACGTAGCCGGAACTGTTGACTATGAAGAAAATGTATTTAATTATGGTGTAGGTGGATTAATTGTTGATCCAGGCAACGGTAATGTAATTTTAAATAATGATTTTATTCCAAATGCAAAAGGCACAGCTGATTATGTTACATATGCATTATCAATTTATAGTGATAATAATATTGTGCAGAATGATTCAGAAGTTGCCGTTTTAGACCAAGAGTCTAATCCTGGACAAGAAAGTACAGTTAAGGTAACAGTAGACGGTATAGTAGCTGCTAACTTTTATACTAACAGGTTATCTTTAAGTGGAATTGAAATTATTGATAATTTAATTACTACTACTGATACTAATGAAGAATTAATTCTAACTGCAAACGGCCCAAAGAGTGTAGTTGTAAAAGATGCCTTAGAAATTACAGCATCGTTGTATGACAATGATTCTAATTTACCGACAGCAAATCCTCCTACTAGTGGAATTAAACTTTATTCCACTACAGAGGGCACAGGTGGATCGGGTCTATATTTTGTAAATCAAAATAGTAAATCAGATGAAATAATAAGTAAAAACAGAGCATTGTTATATGGCATGCTTTTTTAAGGAAAACAAATGGCAATAGTAAACGCACAATTAAAAACAACTGCACTAGATATAATTGATCAATCAACTAGTCAAGGTGTACCAGTAGGTAAAAGTTATGCTATTACAAATATTATGGTTTGTAATACTGATGATACTGCTACTGCAACATTTGATATGCACTTAATACCGAGTGGTAATGCATTAGCAAATAAAGTTACCCGAGTAATTAAAGGACTTAGTTTGCCCGCAAGCGAAACTTTTACTTTTGACAGTGAACGGATAGTATTAGAAGAAGGAGATAAGCTTGTATTTGTTGCCGAGCCTGATATCGGAGCAACTTTAACAAATCTAGCAGCTACAGTGAGTTATTTGGAAGTATAAATGAGATTAATTAAGCAACAAACCACTAGTCTACGTACTATTCAACCTAGTGCAGTTGGTATTCATACTAGCCTTGATGATGAAATAAAGATAAACAGTACAAATACTTTATTAATACCTAAAGGAACTACTGCTGAACGTCCTGCATCACCAAATAACGGACATATAAGATATAATACTACAACAGAACAGTTTGAAGCATACCAGAATAGCTCTTGGCGCCTCCTTCGATTTAAAGAACCAAATCAAGATCCGGGTATCACACAACAAAACTTAGGTAACGGAGATGCATCAGCAGTTGTATTTGGACCGTTAGAAAGTGGCGATCCATCATATCCAGTACCAGCAGCAGCTCAAAATGTTATAGTATTAGTTGAAAATGTTTTTCAAATTTCAACAACCAACTATACACTAGTACAAAATCCAGCAGCCGCAGTGGGCACCGGAGCAACAACATCAGCAGGTGCTTTTGTTATTGGTTCTGAATATAAAATTATTACGCCAGGTAATACAGACTTTACATTAATTGGTGCCGCAGACAGTGTTGCTAATACTGTATTTACTGCTACCGGAGCAGGAACAGGAACAGGTGTAGCAAGAGTATCAGGGTATTATCTTGTGTTTACATCAGCACCTCCGGTTAGCGACGGAGTAACAGCTATACACAACTTCGACAAGTAATACAATAAATACTACATAGGAGTATTGTATGTCACAAGTCGGTAGAATAACAGGTCCATTATTACAAGCAAATCTTGAACGACACGGCGTTGATCTTTCGTTTAAAAATACTTCGTCAGATACTCGATTATTATACCTTGATGTATCTACAAACAAAATAGCCGTCAATAAAAACGTAGCAGGGTACGATCTTGAAATAGGCGGTACTGCAAGGTCATCTAATTTAATTACAAATACTAGTTCAATAGCAAACTATACAATATCAGATAATAATTTAAGTGTGCTAGTTGGCGACATATATTTAAATGCAGCAGAAGCAGTTGTATTTTCTAATATAGAAAACGGTACACTACGTATTAGCGATAATACAATTAGTGCTACTATTTCAAATGCTAATATTGATTTACTGCCTAGCGGAACTGGTCAAGTTAACTCTGATAGCTTAAATGTATTTGGCGATATACACACTCCTGGAAATATTACATTCGACGGCACAATAACATTAGGCAATCAATATCTTGATACTGTAGATTTTAATGCTTCAGTTACGTCAAATGTTATTCCAGACCAAACTGATACTTATAATCTAGGTACTAATACTCGCCGCTGGGAAGCACTATATACCAATCTAGTAAACGGCACATCAGTTAACGTATCTGAATTAATTGTCGGCTTTATTGATGGTGGGTTTCGTTCTGGAGGCAAATTGTATGTTTCAGAAAACGGAGATGATAATAACATAGGCGAACACATATTTGCTCCATTTGCTACATTAGCTCGTGCATTACAAGCAGCAGATGCAAGTGGTGAGCAGCCGTTTGTTATTCATCTTTCACCAGGAACATACACTGAAGCACTTCCGTTAGTTGTACCTAATAATGTTAGTATTGTAGGCGAGAACATTAGAAACTGTATCATTATTCCAGATGCTAGTAGCCAAAGCAAAGACGTATTTCACTTAGGAAATAATAGTACAGTATCTAAACTAACAATTAAAAACTTTTATTATAATAGTAGCAATAATACAGGATATGCATTTAGATATGCACCTAATGTAATTATAAGTGAACGTTCGCCGTACATTCAAGATATTACAGTACTTACTCAACCAACAACTCCAGGCGGAACTGATGCTGGTCGTGGCGCCTGGGTTGACGGGGACGAACTTAATTCAGCAAGTACATTAGCAACAATGTTATTTCATAGTTGTACATTTATATCACCAGGTGCAGACGTTATTAATATGACTAATGGCGTTAGGGTAGAATGGCTAAACAGTTTTACATACTTTGCTAACAGAGGTCTGCATGCATTTAATGGGTCAGAGGGCAGAATATCACAAGACGGTAGTACTGTTAAATACGGCGCTGAATTAAGATCAATTGGATCAGCAAACGTATACGGAACATATGGCGCCGTTGCAAATGGTGCTGATACACTAATGTACTTAATTCAACACAACTTTGCATATATTGGGGCAGGTGCAAGTACCGATAATAACGAAGCAGATGTTATTCAAGCAAATGAAACTGTAGAATTAAATAACGGCAAGATACACTATGTTTCAACTGACCAAAAAGGTAATTTTAGAATCGGCGACAACTTCTTTGTTGATTTAGAAACAGGAAACACTAATATTAATATTGACAATGGGTCAATAGAATCACTAAGTGGATTAATAATTCGTAGCAGCGAAGTGTCGACAAAAATTAATGGCAACGTAGTCACTACCGGAAATATTGAAATTCTTAATAATGGAATTACGTCATTATCAGGAGACTTAAACTTAGCTGGTGGCACTAATACTATCAATCTTAAAGATAATACAACTATAAGTCAGAATCTTTTTGTTAGAGATAACTTTAGCTTTGGTGGTGCGCTAAATGTTTCTGGGGATCAAGCCTCAGATAGTCTTGATTTTAATGTTAACTTTGAACAAAATTTTAATCCTCATCGCACACTTGTACACAATTTAGGAAGCTTAGATAAATTTTGGAATAATGTTTATCTGGGCAAAATGCAAGCAGGAGATATTACTAGTAACGAAAATTATATTACTAGTGATTCAAGTAACGCTGATTTAGAATTGCGAGCAAATGGCTCGGGTATTATTAGCATACCTGAAAATTTAGAAATTGATAACGATTTTACTGTAGGTAAAATATCTACATTTAAAAATAGTACTATAGCTTATGAGTACGGATCAGATCTTGTAGTTAACGGAACATTTGATTCAAATGTAGCAAACTGGAGTTTAACAGGCGGCGGAGCAGTCACTGCTCCTAACGGAAATCTGCGCATTAGTGCCACAGGTGCTGCACAAAACGTTGCTCAAGAAATTACTGTAGAAATTGGCAAGACATATGACTTTGCAGCACAATTTAAAAGTGTGTCAAATGGAAATGCATTTTATTTAAGAGTATTTGAATCTGGAGTCGGCACACTATTTGAGTGGGATCAAACTACTGGTCTTACTAACAATCAAGTAGTAACAGCAACAGTTGTACCTACAACAACTACAATTGATATTATTTTCCGTGCAGTAGACACCGTCATTGAATGGGATAATATTTCGTTAATTGAAGATATTGGACTAGTAGAAACTATAACACCTGTGCAAGTAAATATAACAGGTAATACAACACAATCTAGTAATACAACGCAAATTGGTAACATTGCACAAACTGGTAATACTGAAGTTACAGGAAATTTAACATCTACTAACGACTTCAATATTGCTAGCTTTAATATTAATGATAATGTTATACAAAATATTAGAGAAGATTTACGTCTAAACCCAAGTGACCCGTATGGAGTATTGTCAATACCTCAAATTGTGTCAGCAATGATTGACGGAGCAACAGTTGACGACTATGCAGGGACAACTGAAAAGACATTAATTACTTACCTTGCTAATGGCACTTCTGCACCGTATGCTAATTCTTATCTTGATGTAAATGCTAGCGGCACGCTAACGTCAGCTGATTCATTAGCTTGGCTGCAATATGTTGCAAACGGTACTACTAATAATGTCGCATATGATGCGTTTCTTACTCCAATAGTAAATGCACTTTTAGAAGACGAATTCGCAAACCCAGGAAAATATAACAGTGAATTATTTTTAGGCGATTACTATCGGGCAGATTTTAAACTGCAAGCAAATGGTTCTGGCAGAGTGTTAATGCCGTCTAATGATGTTAGAGTATCAAATGATTTATCTGCAGCATCAATAATAGCTAATGATATTATAGTTACCGCAGATGCAGGATTAAACGATATTATTACTACAACTAATAATATTCAAATAGATGATAACTTTATTTCTACTAGTACATTAAATACAAATTTAGAACTACGTGCTACTCAAAATATAACTATGACAACATCTGATGTAGTTATAGATCAAAATTTAACAGTTAATAGAAATACCGATATTGACAACTTAAATGTAGTTGGAACTATTACACAGACTGGAAATAGAAATCAAACTGGTAATTTGAACGTTATTGGTAATGTAACTGTAAGTACTTCTAATATTAAAAGTGAAATTCAATTTGATGATATATTATTTAATGACAATGTTTTTGAAACAACAGAAAGTAATGCTAATTTAGAACTGCGAGCAAATGGTTCTGGCATTCTTGCAATACCATCAAATGATGTATCTATTATCAATAATGTGTCATTAGGCACACTATCTTCAACAGATATTAATGTAACACAACAAATTGAATCAGACCAATTTTTGTTAAGTTCGGATATTAAATTCTATGATAATATTATTACTACAACTACATCAAACAGTAACTTAGATTTACGATCATTTAATGCAGAAATTCTTTTAGAAAATCTAAGAGTTAATAACGACACAATACAAACTACCACATTAGATATTAATCTAACACCTGCACAAAATTTAAATATTACTGCAAATGGTGCAATAATTGTTCCGCTAGGTACTACAACTGAACGTCAGGTAGTAAATAGTGGATTACGATTTAATAGCACAGATAATGTATTTGAAGCATATAGCAATTCAACCATATTATCTTTCGGCGGTGTTTACTCAAGTGATAGAAGATCTAGTGTGCTAGCACATCCAACTAATGATACTATTAACTTTAGAATAGCAGCAGCATCTGTAGGCAGTACAACTGCTGACGGAATTACTATACATGGATTAGATGTTGATGATATATTATTCAATGGGACTACTATTAATACAAATGTTTCAAATAGTGATTTAGATTTGTCAGCAAACGGCTCAGGTAAACTAGCCCTTTATAGTACTAACTTTTATGATAATAAAATACAAAATACTAATGCTGGCGCTATTTCTATTGCACAAACTGGATACGGTCGAGCAGTATTTAATGTTAACTCTGCTATTGCAATTCCGTTTGGTACTGATGCAACTAGAAAGCCTGGCGCAACTGAAGTCGGTATGACAAGATGGAACTCCGAAAACACAATACTTGAAACTTGGGACGGCAACACTTACATTTCAGCAGCTGGTAACGCAGCAACTATTTCTACTGAAGAAATGGAAGATCTTATGCTAGAATATACTCTAATCTTTGGGTAACACCGCAGTATTGTATCATTACGATAAATACTATTATGTAAAACGCGACTATTGTTTTACATAACAAACTGTGGTTAACCAGCAAAGAGTCATTAGACTGAAAATTTGGCTAGAGGGACAGGATCCCCGTGTTGAGGAGCAAAGATGGCTGTAGGTCGCATTTCGGGTCCGCTCTTGAAGGAGAATCTAATTCGTAATGGAGTAGATTTAGCTTTTGAGACAGACTTATTATATCTAGATGTAAATTCACAACGCATTGGCGTCAACACGAATTCACCCACACACGAATTACAAGTTTCAGGCACAACTAAAGCAGTTGATCTTATTGTTGATACGCAAGCAGATATTGGCGAAGTCACAATAGTCGGTAATACAATTAGTAGTACTAATGCGTATTTAAATTTAGCAACATTAGACACAGTAGTTGCGCTTAATAAAATTAGAATTGATAGTATTGATATTGAAGGCAATGCAATAACTACTAATTCGTCAAATGCTAATTTAGAATTACGACCAAATGGTACAGGTACAGTAGACGTACATTCTGACTTAAATGTAACAGGCAATATACATGCTAGTGGTAATATATCAGCAGACGGTAATATTGTTATTGGTGACCAAGCCACAGACAATGTTATTTTTAATGCAGAAATTGCTTCAGATATTATTCCAGCAACAACAAATACATATTCATTAGGTAGTGATCCACTTGGCGGCGGCAAAGAATGGAATGACGTTTACGTTAACAATTTAGTTGCAACTAATATTAATTCTGACTCGTTAGCAATTGACGGTATTGATTTAACATTTAGAAATGGCAATATGCTATATGTTGCAGAAAACGGTGATAATTCTAATACAGGTACTCACGTACTAGATCCCTTTGCAAGTATTAAGCAAGCACTTAGTGTAGCAGTAGCAGGAGACGTTATACACATTTCGCCTGCTATATACACAGAAATATTTCCACTAACAGTTCCGGCAGGCGTTACGGTTAAGGGCGAAGGTATTCGCGGAGTATCTATACAGCCTACAACTGCAACACGTTATAACGATGCGTTTTTATTAAATGGTGAGTCAACTATTGAAGATGTAACAATAACTGGATTCTTTAGTGGTGGTAATTTTTATAATTCAACGTTTGCAAACATAAACTCAGTATCATTAAATGTTGGACCAGCGCCATTTGCACACACTTATGTAAGTGGCGGTACTGTTACTTTTGAACAAGCGGGTGTTACTAATACATATCCAGTAACCGGCGCAACATACAATAATGTAACTGGCGAATTAATAATTGCACACACTGGTACAAATCAATCTACTGGTAATAGTAACTTTGTTAAAGGGCTAGTGTTTAGTTGCAATGGCGGAACTAGGACATTTCCAGATAATGGGTATGCATTCCGTTTCGCAACAGATTACACAGTAACTACACGTTCTCCTTATATCAGAAACATTACAGTAATTACTTCAGGTAGTACAACTACTGCTGAAGACCCAAGAGGATTTAATGCAGGCGATGCAGGCAAAGGCGCATACATAGATGGCGCTTATGCAACACCTGCTAGTAAAGAAGCAAGTATGCTTTTCCATAGTGCAACATTTATTACACCAGGTGTTGATGCAATTTCAGCAACAAATGGTGTGCGTGTTGAGTGGTTAAACTCGTTTACATATTTTGCAAACAGAGGCTTTCATGCTTATGATAGTCAAGACGGCAAGTACGGAGCGGGCAAAACAAAGCTCACACTAGCTGGTATAACAGGTACCTTTGCACAAGGCAATACACTTACTATCACTAGCACAGACGCTTCTACAGTGCTTACAGGCACCATTAGTAGCGTGGACGGCAATGATGTTTACATAGATGGATACTTAGATTTATATGCATTTGATTTAACTCCACAAAGTATTGCAAACGGTCTTGGAGCAACAGCAACTAGTATTGCAAGTTATGATTTAAGATCATTTGGCGCTGAAGTTAGAATGATTGGTAGTGCTAGTGTTTATGGCAACTTTGGATTAGTAGGCAACGGTCTAGGAACAATTATATATGCTATTGGCCAAAACTTAGCATACATCGGCACTGGTAAAGAAGTTACTAACGAATTATTGGAAGTTATACAGGCAAATGAAGTAGTTGAAATTAACGGTGCAAAGGTAAGATATAACTCAGTTGATCACAAAGGCGACTTTAGAGTTGGAGACTTATTTTATGTTAACCAAGATACAGGTAGCGTAACATTTGCTGTTAATGATTTTACAATTAATACTGACAATGGTGTTAGTTTTGTAACTGGTAGTAATACTACATTTATTGACGGAACAAAAGTAGAAACCGGCGACTGGAGATTTAGCGGCAACACTGTTGAAACACTAACACTAGACGCAAACTTTGAAGCAGCTAGTGGTGAAATTAATTTGAACTCGAATGTAAATGTTAACGGTAGTTTAGATGTTACTGGCAACGTAAACATTACTGGTAATATTACAATTGGTGACGAAGCAAGTGATACAATACAAATTATAGCAGGTATTGATAGTAATATTACTCCTAAAGTAAATGATACTTATAGTTTAGGTGAAGAAACTAAAATATGGAATAACTTATATGTAAATGAAGTTAATCTTGATAATATTGTAATTCGTGAAAACTACATTAAAACAACAGATTCAAATAGCAATCTAGAACTTCGTGCTAACGGTACTGGTAAAGTTTATGTACCTAGCAACAATATGTTACTAGACGAAGATTTACGAGTAATTGGCACGTCGACTCTAAACACTGTAGTTCTGCAAGGTAATGTTACACAAACAGGCAATGTTACACAAACAGGTAATATTGATTTAACTGGCGACTTAGGTATTACAGGAAACCTTACAGTTTCGTCAGCAGCACAATTTGAAAATATTAATATTGAAAATAATATTATTACTACTACTGACTCAAACAGTGATTTAGAATTACGTGCTACTTCATTCGGTAATATTCTTATACCAAATAACGATGTTACAATTAATAATGACTTATATGTTACTGGTACAATTACTGTAGGTGACATTAATAGTGTTGGAACTATTACTGCTAATAGATTTAGCACAGGTGATATTTTAATTGATGATAACATTATTAAAACAACTGCAAGTAATAGTAATTTAGAACTAAGAGCTAATGGTACAGGCAATGTATATGTTCCTAGTAATAATGTCGTAATTGACCAAGACTTAACAGTCAATTCAGTTACAAACTTAAAAAATACTAATATTGTCGGTAACGTAACACATACTGGAAATGTTAACCAAGTTGGTAATATTAACCTAACAGGTAACTTAGATGTTACTGGCGAAGTTATTATCAGTGCAAGTATTATCCAGTTTGAAGAAATACAAATTTCAGGCAACACAGTTACTACTACTGATTCAAATAGTAATTTAGAATTAAGAGCAAATGGCACAGGTAATATTTTTGTACCATCTAACAATGTACAAATTACAAATAACTTAACAGTTGACGGTTTAATTACTGTAGGAAATATTACTAGTACAAGCTTAATTACAGCAGACAGTATTACAACAGGTGATATTTTAATTGATAATAATGTTATCACCACAACTAATGCAAACAGTGATTTAGACTTAAGAGCAAATGGATCAGGATCTATTGTTATAGACACATTTGGATTTAACACATCAACAATTACAACCAGCGGCGACTTTATTATTGCTCCAGGTAGTAATGTTTTAAATATTAATGCAACTGGCGCAGTAAAACTACCAACAGGTACTACTGCTGAAAGACCATCTGCTACTTCTGGACAACTAAGATTTAATACAGATTTAAATAGATTTGAAGGCTATAATGGCACTAACTGGATTAACATTAAAGGCGTTGAAGATTTAGATGGTAACACCAAAATTACTGCTGAAAATACTGAAGGTGCCAACGACGACACTATTAGATTTATTATTGCAGGAAGTACTATAGCAACAATTGATGCAAACAAATTAACTGTTCCTAGATTAGATGTAGATGATATTCGTGTAGACGGAAATGTTATAACTACTACTAACGGAAATAAGAATTTACAATTATCAGCAAATGGCACAGGCTCTGTTAGATTTGATAATTTTGCGTTTAAAGGAAACACAATAACAAATACAGTAAACAATAGTGTTACTTTGTTTGAAAACACTAACAACGGGTATGTTAAGTTTGATGGAACATACGGAATCGTCCTACCAACAGGCGAAAGTGGAGATCGTCCACCTCTTGAATTCACAGAGCAAGGTCAAGTAAGATTTAACACTACAGATAATCGTGTTGAAATATATGACGGAACAAATTGGGTATCAGTGGCTGGTGCTGCTTCGGGTATTACAAGAAACGATGCAGAAGAAATTGCACTATCAACAGTATTAGTATTAGGATAATAAAATGGCAACTACATTTAGAAACAAAGTAGTAACAGGAATTGGGACAGCGTATCAAGAGGTGCTAGCTACTAATGACAACAATCGTATTACGGTAGTTGGGTTTAGTTTAGCAAACTTAACTGAAGGAGTAGTGCTTATTAATGTACAACTTCGTGATGCAGATAGTTCCACTGGATTCTACGCAAAGGAAATGATTCTTCCACCAAACACAAGTTTACGTGTATTAAACGGCGGCGAGAAACTAATTTTAACACCAAACAATAACTTATATGTAAACTCAAATGTTGATAATAGCATTGATTGCGTTTTAAGTACTGTAGAAATTGTTTAAGGAGATATAAGATGGCATCAACACATTACGTAGGTCAAACACCTAGCATCAACGAACTATTAGGCGAAGGACAGCCAAGATACTTTTACGCATTGCGTAGAACAGAAGACGGCACATTATTTTTTGCAAAGATTGATCAGCTTAAAGATGTAGACACAATTACAATTAATAATCCTGGAGCAGCTACAGGAGACTTTACTGAATTTGAATACGGAGTTGACTTCTTTGACGGACGTGTTGAAGTAGATCATAGTAGACCATACGACAACTTACAATGGGATCAATACCGTTGGGACAATAAAAATATGTACTATTATGTGAATGAAGAAGGCGAATTAGTAGTAAGAATCAATCAGTCATATGCATATGACGCAACTCAGATAGTCACATAAATATACTATAATACACAGGATCAAGGAACCGCACAATGTCAGAATTTAGAATCAGTAGATTACGTTTTTCTTGGGTAGGAGAATGGATAGATCAAACTGCCTACAACAAGGACCAAATTGTTCAATACGAAGGCAAAGCATACGTATGCTTAGTGCCGCACACATCAAATTCGTTCTATTCCGACTTAGGTGCAGTTACTCCTAAGTGGGACTTAATGATGACTGGTCAGACTTGGAAAGGTCCTTGGTCTCAATTTACATTTTACAGCTTAGACAATATTGCAATTTTTGGTGGTATTGTTTATAAGTGTAATACACAGCACACAAGTGGCGCAACACTAGATACTGACATTGCAAAGTGGGACGTTTACGCAGAATCTAAAACATGGCAGAGTGAATGGACAACATCATCTAGTTATGGTATTGGTGATATTGTGCAATACGGCGGCTCATCTTACGAATGTATAATTTCACATACTTCAGCTGATACTGACATTGACGGCTTAGAAGCAGATTATTATGGCATTGATAGTACACTAGTTAAATGGAAACTTGTTAAAGAAGGTATTCAGTGGAGAGGCTTATTTGATGATAGAGCTGTTGACTCTACAGAAGTAAGATATAAATTAAACGATATAGTTAAGTATGGTCCAAGTGTATACAAATGTATTGAAGGACACGTACCGGCAGCGGCATACATAGATGATTCTAATCTTGGAGTATATACAAGTAGTGTATTAGCGGCAGATGCAACTAATGGGACAGTATTTGACAAAAGTCTAACAGTTAACGGTCTTAAGATTGTTGTAGCTGCTGAACAAGGTGTAGGATTAATACCAGAAACGTTTGTAAATAAAGTTGCAAGAATGGTTCAGTTATTCTTAGACAGAGATGGCGCAGGGATCGATGATCCAGCCCAAGAAAATTTAATTGCAACATTAAAAGGTGATGTAGGCACTGCACATGCAGGTTATCCAACAGCACAGCGTATAGGGTACGGTAGCGGAGCATCATATACACCTAATTGGCTAACAGACGAAGGTAGCGCCCAGTATGCAGGTTATACAGACTTCTTGAACTCCTATGCTACAAACGATATGGTTTGGTATTTAAATTCAAATAGCTCTCGTCCATTTTTTGGCGATGATGACGCAGCAGAAGTAATTGAACATATATTCCATACACTACATTTATTTGGTGTAAGTGGTGCAAAGGCCGGATCGGCTGCGGCATTACCTTATGATCCTGACTTAGATGCTAACTGGGCAACAAGTGCATTGTATCTTGCAATGGAAGAAGCTGTTACAGCAGGCGTGTTTGATATTTCAGGATACGGCGACGGAAATCTTGCAACAGCAGACACCTATAGAGTTGCATCTAAAGAATATACATATTTGCTTAACTTTGTAATGTTTGAATATTCAAGCTTGTGGGAAAACGGATCTCTTTCTCCAGAATGGAGTGATGATTCAAGAACACCAGCAGGTGTGCTTGCTAATAACCCATTAGGTTATGCATTGTTTAATATTTACTTTTCAACAGTTATATCAAAACCATCTTTAGCAACTATTAGAAGTATATTCCAAGACAATGATGCAGGTGTTTCTGGGTATGTTGCCCAAATACAAAATGCACCAAACGTAATAGAAGATGCGTTTACATCATCTTACTGGGAACTTTGGATGCCAGGACTTGATTTTGAATCTGTATGGCTTGCTGATGTAATTTATCAACCAGGTGACGTTGTACTATATGGTGGTTACTTATATCAAAGTTTAACAATTAATAACATTAATCAAAAGCCTTCGTTTAATACAGGTGCAGGAGAAGAATGGGATATAATAAGCAAAGCATATGATGTATCAGGCGCATGGTCTAGTGCAGAAGAATACTTAATTGGTAGTGTCGTAACATACGGCGGCGACCTTTATGTTGCACTTACAGACAGTACAAACCAAGCACCGGGTAACTTTACTATAGATGCAATTTATGAAGCAGATGGATCTAGTGGAACTACTATTAAATTGGACACTTTAGATAGTACTGATCCTAGAGGAATCACAGTAGGCATGGCAGTAATTGGCGAAGGTTTTTCCTATGGCCAAACAGTGCAGTCAGTTACTACTGTAGGTGATATAACTACAGTTATTTTAACTTCTCCACCAAGTGGAACTATTCCAGACAGCGCAGTATTAACATTTGCAGGAACTAATTGGTCTTATTGGGAATTAATGATTCCGGGATTTAGTTGGGAAGGTAAATGGTTAATTGGCACACTTTATAATCAAGATGATATTGCGTATTACGGAAATGCAACATATGTATGTACAAGAGAGCATACCTCGGCTCTTGTAAATAGACCAGATTATGATCTACAAAATAACTATTGGACTGTATACTTACAACACGATAAAACTAATTCACTTACCCAAAAGGGCGAAATTATTGTGCAGGCAGGCGGGGATAAGACAGCACTATCTATTGGCGCACAAACAAATGTTTTAAAGGTTGTAGATAATTTACCAGCCTGGAGAGAAACTGATTTTACACCAAATGTGTATTATGTTGCAACTAACGGGGTTGACTCTGTAAATCGAGGAACAACAGCTGATACTGCCTGGAAAACAATTAAATATGCAGCTGAACAAGTTGCAAAGGGAACCAGTAAAGCAAATGAAAAAGCATTACTAGAAGCTAACAAATTATGGGCTGTAGAAGAAACATATGCTTGGTTTTTATACCAACAGAACCAAAATATTTCACCATTTGATTTCTCAGTAGATTTCTTAGAATCTTCTACTAAACGTGATATACGTTATACAATAGACGGTGTAATAACTGACTTGTCAAGAGATCAAAATGCAAGAACTGTTACAAATGCACTATCGTATTTTGATCTAGAAAGTACAAACAAATATACTAACCAAACAGTTGCTGATCAAGCAATATATTATACAGCGGTAATTGGACAACTATTTAACTTTTTAGAATTAGCATTAACTAATACTGCTCCAGCTGACAGCTATCAAACACTAGAAGGATACGAAACTCCAGTACCGCAATTTTTTAATGCAGCATTAACAATTGAAGCTGATACTATCACTCAATTAAATGCGTTAGAAAAGATTATTAGAGAGCCACTAGAGGTAGGATCGCCAGATAATATTCCTCCGGCAAATCAAGGTGCGTATACTACAATTAACCTTAAATCAGGTACGTACGAAGAATCGCTACCGATTGTACTTCCTCCAAAAACTGCACTAAACGGTGACGAACTTCGTGGTGCAGCTATTAAGCCTCTTAATCCAATTAACACATTATGCACAAGAACGTTTGGCGAGATTAATGAATTCCGTGTTGGGTCAACAGTTAATATGGTTAACAACACACCAGTACAATTTGTATCATTAAATCCAGTTGACGAAATTAGTACAAAAATAGGCGGACCAAACATTGTTCAAGGTATAACATACTATGTGATTGGATCGTCAATTAGAGATGGCGCATTTAAAGTTAGTGCAACTCCAGATGGTGAAGAAGTATTGCTAACAACTAATATTGGTTATATGTATGTATACGGCGGAAACGCTCTAAATGATATGATACGTGTACAAAATGGCTGTGGTGTGCGTAACTTAACAATGAGTGGTCTACTAGGTACACTTACTCCGCAAAATGAATATTCAACACGTAGACCGTCAGGTGGATCGTTTGTTGCACTAGATCCAGGCCAAGGCGTAAATGACACTACTGCTTGGATTACTAGTAAATCACCATACATTCAAAACGTTACTAACTTTGGTATTGGTTGTGTAGGTTTAAAAATTGATAGTACATTACACAATGGTGGTAATAGATCTATAGTTTGTAACGACTTTACACAAATTATATCAGACGGTATCGGAGTATGGTGTACAGGCGGTGACGCACTAGTAGAATGTGTATCTGTGTTCTCATACTATAACTACACAGGATACTTTGCAGAAGACGGTGGTAGAATTCGTGCTACTAACGGTAACAGTTCATATGGACAATTTGGTGCCATTGCAGAAGGCTTTGCAGAAGACGAAGTACCAGCAGTTGGTAATGTAAATAACAGAAGTAATCAAGCATCGGCACTAGCAGTTAGTGCGCTAGGTACACAAGCTGAAATTTTAAAAATAGCATTTAGTCATGCTGGCGAAGAGTACTACGAAACTACAACAAACTTATTACCACAAAGTAATAACCTTGTAGATACAGCCTGGCAGACAGACGGAAATCTTAACATTGTTAAAGCAGCAACAACTCCATTTGTAAATGAAGATGCCTGGAAAATTGAAGGTATTACTGACTTAACTAATTCTAGTTATTTTTATCAAGATGTTCCTGTTTCGCCACAAGGTAGAGTATATGTCGGAGTTGCAGGGGTAAACGAAGATGGATCAGGAATTGATGCAACCTTTGATGTAACAGTATTCAGTGACGGATATCAAGTTAGTGTAAATGCCGGCGGAAGCGGTTATGTTGTTGGCAATCAAATTAGACTTAGCGGCCAGTTATTTGGAGCCCAACCTACAGTTAACGATATTATAGTTACTGTGGATACACTATCTATTACGGCAATTTTACAAGTTAGTCATGACGGTACTGTACCAGATGGTACATCGTTGCGGTATACTACAAGTATCTATGCTAAGAAAGGTACAGCATCATATTTTGATATGTATTCAATATTCTCAGGGTATAGCACTAGAACATCTGCTGTAAGGTTTAATTTTACTACAGGGGTGTTAACTACAATAGTAGATCCTGATAATGGAATTGTTCCAGAAGTATACACTGCAACTATTCTTGAAGATGGATGGTATAGAATTTCTTATTCATACTGGGACATTACTGCACAAAATACATCATTGCAATTTAAAGTATATCCACGTGGTACTGATGGACTATCAGGCGAAACTAACTTTTACGGCGCACAGTTACAAACTGGCAATTTATCATTCTTCTTAGAAACAGATGATACTACGCCTACATCGTATGCAAATGTTAATGTAAGTGGTGCAGGTAGAGATGCTATGATCGTTGCAGACGAATTGCGCAGCGGCGGAGTATACCAAACTCGTGTATTAGAAAGTTCTGCATTTACATCAGGCGGCCTAGGATATAAATTCCAAACCAATAATGCACAATCAGGTGATTCTGAACACTTGGTACTTGCAGGTTCAGAAGTTGCAACTGCACCAGAATATGAAAGTATGCGACTAAGTATTTCAAGTGGTGTAGGATCAGGACAATACGGTATTATATCTAGGTATAATGCAAACAATAAACGTGCAGATGTTCTTAAAGAATCATTTGAGAGCTTGGAAATTGTTTCAACTAATGCAACATCAGATAGATTTCGATTAGACGATGATGTAGACTTTAATACTGTGTATACTGGACAGAAAATACAGTTTACGCCAACATTTTATGATGTTGATGTTGATTCTACAGCACAGAGTGCAACACAAGTACTAGCTGCGTTAGGTGATTTAAATAACTACTTGTATGTTACTACTACTACACAGTTAAAAGTTGGACAGAAAGTTAACTTTACTGGAACACCATTTGGCGGAGTAGCTGTAGGGTTTGACTATTTTATTATTAATATAATTGACGACACAACAATTCAAATATCAACAACACTAGGTGGCGGCGTTTGGCCACTAGTTAATACTAATATTGATGACCCGCAAGGCGCACCGATTGTTTTAACATCTGAGTATCCGCAGTTTACAATAAACTTTCCATCAGAGACTAGTTACCTAGCTGCATCTAGCACAGCAGATATGAGTGTTGGATTGCCGGTACAATTTACTGGAACAAGTTTAGGCGAAGTTACTCTTGGTCAGACTTATTTTATTCATGATATATATGATGCAACTCGTTTTTCAATATCAGCAAATAGATTAACGTTTGACACAACTGCATCAACTGCATCGACTAATAGCTTAACTATTGCTGATACTTCTACATTAATACCAATGAACCCTATAACTTTTAGATCAGGAGCAATTGGCGGATTACTTGAAAAAACTCAGTACTGGGTTAATACATTATTAGACGGTACTACATTTACGTTATCAGATTCTGTAATAACAACAAATGCAACTGCATCTCAAGCAGTAACAAACTTGATTACAGTTACTAGTACTGCTGGCTTTATTCCTGGCACTCCTATTATTTTAACAGGTTCAACGTTTGGAAGTATTGAAAATGATAAAGTTTATTTTATCCAGGTTGTTAACGATGCAACAACCTTTACTATTAGTGAAACAGCAGCAGGTGCAGCAGTTCCGCTATTAACAGCAACCGGTAACATCATTGTTAGAACACTTGCAAATACAGTTTCTATAACAGATGACACGGGTACAATGGTTACACAAACTCCTGGAACTAAAGAAACAGTTTCAGCAGGCGGCGGAGCAACTATGGGCGCTTCGTTCTATACTGAAACGTTCGGTGGCATTGACTTAGGCACAACATATTATGTTCTTGAAAAAATTGAAACAACTCCTGCAGATGTTTATAACGCATCAGGAAACTGGACAGTTGATACTAACTGGATTGAAAACACATTAAATATTGGGCTTGACACAGCACCAGCAGCAGGGCTTCTTACTGCATTAGGTACACTAGGTGAAGATTCAACATTAGCTGCATTTACAATAACAGATACAACGTACGGTGAATTAACAGTTACATTAACTGGCGGAAGTCAATGGTCAGACACGCCAGCAGGCGGCGTGATCATACAAGGAACTACTGTACAAACTGCTCCAGCTGGCAGTGAGGCTTCACCAGGCGCTACTCAAATAACAAGTATATCGCTACCAACGGGCGAATCTGTTATTAACGAAATGACAATTGAAACAACATTAGATAGTGGTACTCCAGTACAACTAATACAAGACATTGGGTCAATGCAGATTGGTGCAGTTGGCTGGGATCATATCAATCAAGGCACTCCGTTAGTCGGAGTCTTTGATTCAACATCTGTATATGCTATTGAACCAAGAACTAAGTATACTCCTCCGCCATTTACACAAACTGCATTAGCATCAACTGGTGAAGCTGGAACTTATAAAATAATTGCATCAAATGGATTCTATCCAATAGCAATACCTGAAAATGGCTTTGCAGCATTATCCACATCAGACTATACAGCTTGGGACGTAAGTATTACATTGCCAGTTGAAGGCGACACAAATTTACAAATTGAAGATCCAGACAATCCAGGATCACTAATTAACAACCCTTTATATAACGGTGGTTGGGTAGATATGGTGTATGGAAATAACACCTGGGTTCTTATATCTAGAGCAGGGGACGTATTATACTCTGTATCAGAAGGTGCTACATGGTTAAGATCAACTTTGCCAACACTTGGCGCAAATGAATTTTATACAGCAATATCTTATACTAACGGATCTTTTGTTGTAGTAGGTACATCAAGTAAATCGGCATATTCTACAAATAACGCTAGTACTTGGATCGAAGTTGATCAATCTATAGACGATGATGAATGGGTCGACATAGCAGCTGGCGCTGGAATATTTGTTGCTATTGCTGGTTCGTCACATGCAGTCAAATGTAGCACAGATAAAGGTGCAACTTGGGTAGAATCTACTCTAGATAATTCAGGCGATTCTACAATTAATAACTGGAACCAAATTGAATTTGGCAACGGCAGATTTGTTGCAGTATCAAGTGATTTAAGGTCAGCGGCATTTAGTTTCGATGGCATAACTTGGTATAATTCTAATTTACAAATCCAGGGAGATATACTTTCATATGGTAACGGAATATTCTTATTAATTGATAATGTTACAGGAATATCTCGACAGTCAGAAGACGGATTAGATTGGAAAGTTGTTCCTGTTGAGGCATTAGATTATACTGGTCTTGGATTTAGTTTTGACGCTACTACTAGAAAAGGTTGGTTCTTATCACTAGCAACTGGCGGTATTGCATCTAAAATATCTACAGGATCAAGAGCACAATCAAGAGCATCGATTACGGCTACTAAATTAACCGGGTTCGGCATGTTAACTAGTGGGTCGGGTTATACTACAGCCCCTACGTTAACTCTGTTAGATCCAAATAATTCTAAAGATGCAATTACTCAAGTACGTATAGGTAACGGAGTATTAGGTGCACCAACGTTTACAAATTATGGAACTGGTTACAGTACAACATCTACAGCAATTGCTATTAATGGTAGCGGGTTCTCAGATATATTCCAAACAGGGTTACGTATTATCCTTAAGAATCTAACTAGATTGCCGCAACCAGGCGATAACATTGAGTTTGAAGGCAACGATGAAACATATCGTGTTGCTAAAGCAACTGTGTTAAGAGGAACAACTGTTCCAAACTTAGAAGCATCAGTGCAGATATCACCGACTATGAGCGAAGTATTATCCCCAGCACATAATACAACATTTACAATGCGTAGTAGGTTTAGCCAAGTACGCTTAACTAACCATGACTTCCTAAATATTGGATTTGGTAACCAGATACAATCTAATTATCCTGGACTACCTGAAAATACAAACTTAGAACCACAAGATGAGATACAAGAAACAAATAACGGACGAGTGTTTTATAGTTCAACAGACCAAGATGGTAACTTTAGAGTTGGTGACTTGTTTGCAGTTGAACAGGCTACAGGTATTGTTACACTAAGTGCAGACGAGTTTGGATTAGACGGACTGACAGAACTATCAATCGGCGGAGTTGCACTAGGTGGTTCACCGGTAGTTGTAACTCAATTTTCAACAGATGGTACATTTGTTGCTAACTCAAATACTATAGTGCCAACACAAAAAGCAATTAAAACATACTTAACAGGTAGATTGTCGCAAGGTGGCTCAGATACGTTTACAGGCTTATTAACAGCAGGTACAGTTAAAGTAGGCGGACCAGATTTCATAGCATCTACAGTACCAGAAGGTGCTGAAGGCTTCCAAATTAAGATTGGGACTAAAGCAATGTTTGACGGACCGTTTGGAAACAGCGGATGGGCAGGGGATGGTCTGGCAATGACCTATTTCTTTAAGACATTAGTCGACCCTACACGTTCAGGACAGCAATAAGATAAATAACAATAGTAAAGAATAGATGGAGCTAAAATGGCAGAATTTAAACTAGGTAGAATTAGATTTGTATGGCAGGGTGACTGGGCAACAGGTAGAGCATATGTTGCAGACGATGTTATAAGTTTTGGTGGCAAATCTTATATATGTATTAAAAATCACACTGCTGCATCAGAATTTAACACAGATTTTACCAATGAAATACCTAAGTGGGAAATAGTATCTGACGGAACTAGTTGGAAAGGTGATTGGGAATCTGAAGTAGAATATGCTCCGGGTGACGTGGTTAAGTATGGTGCAAATGTTTACATTTGCGAAACTGGTCACGTATCAGCTACATATGCATCACCGACATATTTAGGATTAGAAAATGATTTGTCAAAATGGACAGCGTTTGCAACTTCCTTTGATTGGAAAAGTTCTTGGACAAACACAACAAGATTTAAAATAAATGACCTAGTTCGCTACGGTGGATTTGTTTATGTTTGTAATACTGCACACGTTTCAGCAGCAACAGATATTTTAGGTTTAGAAGCTGACTCTTCTAAATGGACATTATTTAGTGACGGTATTGTTTACACAGGTGACTGGGTAACAGCAACTAGATATCGTGTTAATGACTTAGTTAAGTACGGCGGCAATATTTGGATTGTAACTGAGGCGCACACATCAAATGCGTTTGAGTCAGACGAAGCTAAATTTGATTCGTTCATCGAAGGCTTCCAATTTGAAGACTCATGGGCAATTGGAACTGCATACCAAACTGGTGACACGGTAACTTATGGTGGTTACGTTTATGTTGCTAAAAGAAATACTACAGGCGACAAGCCAACAATTAGCGCAGATGATTGGTCAGTATTTACAACCGGCTTTAAGTTCCAAGGCGAATATTCTTCACTAACTAGTTACTTGGTCGGAGACGTTGTTAGATTAGGTGGCTCGACTTATGTAGCACTAACTGACAACGCTGACGCAGAGCCTACTACAGACGCTGCATGGAGCCGATTAAACTCCGGTGTTAACTGGACTCAGAGTACTGAAACATTCCTACAAGTACAGGCTGTAAATGCTACTGGAGTAAGTGGCTCAGGCGCACGTTTTGATGTTGTAAAAGCTAATACAGTTTATTCAATTAGTGTATCAACAGGATTTGCTGGTACAGGATATGCTGATACTAACGTTGTTACTATCTCCGGCGCAAATGTTGGTGGAACTAGTCCTGCTAACGATATTACTGTTACAGTAACAGGTGTTACAGCAGGCGCAATTGACACAATTACACACGTAGGTAATTCATCTTCTTGGAAATCAACAACAGTTTACAATGTAGGCGATGTAGTGTTCTTTGGAGCAAGTAGTTTTATCTGTGTACAAAAGCACACAGCTGATACAGCAAAAAGACCAGACAACGATGCAGTTGCAGCATACTGGAATCTACTAACATTAGGTTCAGAAGCATTATCATTAACTACCGAAGGTGACTTAGTTTATTACGGCGACAACGGACCAACAAGACTACCGATTGGTATTGACGGCCAAATTCTACGTGTTACTGATGGTAAACCAAGTTGGGCAAACTACGGTTTGATCGACAACGTTGTTTATGTTGGCCCACTAGGCGAAAACATACCAGCACCAATAAACGGACTAACAGTTGACAAACCTTGGAGCAGTGTGCGTTATGCACTAGAGCAAGTACGTGACGGTTATTTGAATCCACAAGCAAAAGTTATTCTTAAAAATAATAAAGAATTTATGATGAAGGAAGTGTCTAGCTGGATTGGCTATACATATAGAGTAGTTGTTACAGCATCACAAGTTGGTACACAAGAATTCACTACAGCGTCAACAGCTAATCTAACACCTGGCATGCCAATTGTGTTTGCCGGCACATTAGGTGGCGTCACAGCAGGAACAATTTACTATGTTGAATCTGCTACTTCTGCAACAAAATTTAGAATTAGTACTGTACAAAATAGCGGCATTCCGTTAGTATTAACTACGCAATCTGGTAGAATGGTAGGCGACTTAGCTTACGATTCTGTTAAGTGTGAGCGCGATACTGGCTTAATTATTGATGCAATAATATATGATGTTTCACGAGGCGGAACTTTAAAAACTACCGAAGCTGCTAAATCTTATTATACGCCTGCAGGAAATTTATACATTAACGGAACGTTTGGCTCTCAAAAGACTCAAACAGTTGCAGCAAATGTACAGCTAAAAAGTATTATAGCTGATGTTTTAGCTAACAAACAACCATTAAACTATCAGTCATTTAATGATATTGATCTTGGAGATAGAGCAATACAAGTCATTGACACTAGTTTAACAGCTGAAGCTACTGGTATTTCAAAAGCAGCAGCAATGATAGATATTATTACAACTGGATTAAATGCAGGTTCGGCAACAGCTATTCCTACTGTAACTAATCCAAACACAACACTGTTTATAAAAACTGGCACTTATAACGAAGTATTACCGATTATTGTTCCAGAATTTACTGCTGTTGTTGGTGACGAACTACGTACAAGTGTTGTTCAACCACAACCAGCAATTGCATTACTAGCAAATGATAAACCTAAAACTATTAGTTCTTTAAACAGAATTAAAGCGTTAGTTCCAGATCTTATGCAAAATATTGAAATTACTCCTACTAGCGGAAATACAGCAGCACAGCAATTTGTTAACGGCTACGGCGGAACAACAGATGCTACTGATAGATTAGACGTTGGTGTAGAATTAATTCAAGATGTTTTAGGTCTTGGATTAGATCAAGTTCCAGCATTACCGGCAATAGGTAGTACACCTACAAGCGGATCAAACAATGCAAGTGATGCAGGATTTGCTAATGCAGTTGCACAACTTACAGCAAACGTTGAGTTTATTGTTGCAGAACAAACTGCTTGGATTCAAGCACAAGTTGACGGTGTAATTGCACCGTTTGCAGCAGACTTTACGTTTAATACATTAAATTGCGAAAGAGATACTAGATATATTATTGACGCTTTACGTTACGACTTAACATACGGCGGTAATTCAGAGACTACTGTTGCTGCAAGAAGTTACTTTGTAAACGGCAACCCAGTATACGGTACTGGCAAGAAAGACGAAACACTTGCAACATATGCACACTTAAAATCAATCATTGGTGACATCATTGTTGAAACTACGGTTGTAGGAACAACTGGTAACAACGTTGCACAAAACGTTGACAACGATGCTGGTAGTAGTGCTGCTGAAACTTTTGCAGATACACGCATACAAGAAATTTATGACTGCATTGATAATGACGGAACATTGCCAAGTGTAGTTGCTCCAGACACTAGTTGGGTATCAGTACCGTTAACAACAGTTAACACTGAGATCCTTTCTTCTAAAGCAACATTACAATCATCTGTTATTGATTATATTAATAGCAACTTTGGTTCCTTTGTATATGATAGTGCTAAGTGTCGTAGAGATTCTGGTATACTAAAAACTGGCGCCGCATATGATATTGCATTAAACACTAACTTTAACGCAGTAAGAGATGGTCTTTCATATCGTAGAGGTTCTAGTGTAAAAGTATTAACAGGCCAATTAACTGAAACACTAGGAGCAATTGCACAAGAGAAAATATTAGTAGAAGCATTACTTTCAGACGCAGATTCAATTACACGTAATACTGCATATTGGGCTGAAGTAGCTGACATCATTACTAACGGTGTAGCAAGTGCAGATGCATTAACATTTACAAATTCTGTACAAGCAAAAACTGATGCACGTACAGAAATGGTAGACAATCGTGCAGCTATTATTAGTGCATTAACAACTTGGATCACAACAAACTATCCTTCACTAAGTTATGATACTGCAACTTGTGAAAGAGACACTGGTTATATTATTGATGCACTTTGCTATGACGTAAACTACGGCGGTAACAGTGCAACAATCGAATCAACAAAAGCATATTTTGATGGTTGGGTATCAGTACTTCCGGTAGCACAAAGAGCTATTGAAGTATTAGCAATGACACAGCTAAAAACTATTATTAACGGTTACTTGACAGGCGCAACTGAAGAGGCTGAAGTAAGCACATTATTAGATATCCTTATAACATCAATTGATGCAGGAAGTTTAAGTAACATTCCGGCAGTAGTTTATCCTAGTATTACTTGGGTAGCTGACGCTATCGAAAGTGATGCAAATGACGTACTAACAAATACAACTGTTGTACCAGCAGTACTACAATTTATTACAAACACGTATAGTGGATTTGTTTATGATCACGCTAAATGCTCAAGAGATATTGGATTTATAATTGATGCACTACGATTTGACATTATGTTTAATAGTAGCTTTAGATCATTAAAAGCAGGCATGAGCTATCGTAGAGGTATTGCATCAGCTGGCGTTGTTATTGATAGTCAACTATCTGCTACATTGGACTCTATTGAGTTTTTAAGATCTGAAATTAAAAATATAACTTCAGGAAATAATAAAATTGAAACAAGCGCAGAGCTAATTAGAGATATTATGATATCTACAGTTGAGCCAACTACGTTTACTATTACAGATCCAACTAGTTACGACACTGGGTTCTTTAACGCTCGTAGATTAATTGTTGCTAACAAACAATTCTTAATTGATGAAGTTGAAGCATATATGAATACAAATTACAATGTTTTATGGACTTCACTTAGTGTAGCTAACAAAGCAAAATGTTTGCGGGATATTGGTTATATACTTGATGCTATGCGTTATGATTTAACATACCGTGGCAACTTAGAAACTATTGTTGCTGCTAATTCGTATTATGTTAATGGAGTACTACAAGAACCAAGCGACCAAAAGGTAGCAGCACTTGCTGTACAAACTAGAATAGCTGATATTATTGATGATGTTGCTACAGGATCTGCTATTACTAGATCTACTGGTAACACAACAACACAAGATGTTAGTGGAACAGCAGGCAGTGCAGGAGCAGCAGCATTTGCACAAGACCGTATTAACGAAATTAAAGCTACAATTGACACAGGCGATAGCCCTGCATTAATTAGTCCGAGTACTGCTTGGGTTGATACTGCATTAGTGCAATTTAAATCAGTAGTAGACAACAGAAAAGCTATTATACAAGAAGCAGCAATTGATTACATTAACTTTATGTATCCTGCACTAGTGTATAACGAAGCTACATGTTCACGTGATGTAGGGTATATACTTGACGCTATTGTTTATGATGTACTATTTGGAAGTGACTTTAGAACTGCTAAAGCAGGCATGTCTTATCTTAGAGGTGTAGCATCAGCCGGAGTTGTTCTTGCAGATCAACTAGATCCGACTATTAGTACTATTAACTTTATTGAACAAGCGTTACTTCAGCTTACAGAAGGTATTGAAAGTAAGGTTGGAACAACTGCTGAATCAAATGTAGCAGTTGCAAGAGCAAACGATATTAAAAATATTGTGCAAAACGGGTTAGAAGCACTGCCTGGATATGTTCTTACTATGCCAACTAATTTAACTGCTGACCTTGCATATGCTACAGCAACAAATACAACTGGAGCAGTTGCAACTTATAGTAATGCTGCTGATCAACTAGGCGCCAACGAAGCGTTTATACAATTAGAAGTGCGTAAGTGGTTAGAAGATTCAACAAATAGTTATGATACATTTTGGGGAACACTAAGCAGTTCTGCACAAGATAACTGTATTCGAGATATTGGATATATTGTTGATGCAGTACGTTATGATTTAACATACGGCGGCAATACACAGTCATTAATTGCAGGTAGTGCATATTATTCAAACTTTGTATTAACTATCGGTCAGGACGAACTTCCAGCAACACTTGCAGCTTATGCTAGAATGAAAACAGTAATTGGTGAAGTTATTGCAGAAACAACTGTAACAAAATCACCAGGTAATAACTTAACACAAGACACATCAGGAACAGCTGGCAACGCATTTACAATTGAATTTGCAGATGACAGAGTAGATGATGTATTAGATTGGATTAACAACGCTGAGCCAAATGCAACTATTGAAATTGCAACGGCCTGGGCAGAACCAGATACAAGAGCTGCTTACAATAATCTTGTAAGTCGCAGATTAGAAATTATTGAAGATGTTGTATTTTGGGTTGAAAAATTCTGGCAGAAAATAAAATACAATCAAGAAACATGTCGTAGAGATGCAGGCTTAATGGTTGATGCATTAGCACGTGACTTAGTTACAGGATCAAACTTTGCTTCTATTAAAGCAGGTATGAGCTATTATAGAGCGTTAACGTCAACAGCTGAAGTAACTAATAATGAATTAGAAGCTACTATTGGTGCAGTTAATTTCTTATCCTACAAAGTTAAACACATTGCTTCTACTACAGCATCAGCACATACATCATTAATTATTGATGAAATTACATCGTTTATTGACGGCGGCAAGAAGCCAAGTGTTAAGTGGCAAGCAACATCGACTACTGATACACAAGACGTAGCCGGTGCAGCAATTATTTGGGAAAATAAAGAATTTATTCAAACTGAAGTTATTGAATATTTAGATCAAGAATATCCAACTAATGAATACGGTAAAGAAAAATGTAAAAGAGATGTAGGCATGTTAGTTGATGCGCTGCGTTATGACTTAACATACGGTGGTAATAGTGCAACAAATGAATTTGGATTATCTTATTATAAAAATGCAGTACTTGTAATTAGCGAAGATGATAAAGTAGCAACAATTGCAGCGTATGATCATGCAAAATTCTTAACAGGCGACCTAGCACAAAATACACTTGGTAGTCCAGGTGCAATACAAACTGCTATTGTTCCTAAGTATAGAGATGCTGATGTACAAACAATTGGCGATGCAGCAACAACAACACGAGTCGGTGAACTAATAGATCAACTAAAACTTATAATTGATACAGGCATTGCTGCGCTACCTACAATTAATTTAGTTAGTATTGCATCCAATGTAATAACTACTGACGGAGTACACGGTCTTGCAGTAAACGATCAAGTTTATGTAGCTTCAATTACTGGTCTTGACTCTACTTCAGTATATTATGTAAAAACAACTCCAACAACATCTACGCTTACATTAACTAGATATTTTGAAGGCGCAACGGCAGTAATGCAAGATGAAGCATCGTCGACAGAAGTGCTTCAAGTCTGGGCATATAGTCCAACGACAACTGGTATTAATGCAAGTCTAAAACAACAAGCTACTAACTTGGCAGGGTCTGTTGAGTTAATTAAAACTGCAATTATCGAATATATTGCAGAAAATTACCCAACACTTGTGTATGTTGAAGAAACATGCAAACGTGATGTAGGATTAATTGTTGAAGCAATGACTTGGGATCTAATGACGGATAGTAACTATCGTACTGTTATTGCAGCATTGTCTTACTATCGTGGAACACAAGCTGACGTGGTGCTTAATAAACAAAAAACTGCTACAGTACAATCATTTAGAGAACTGAAAAACGTAGCAGCATCATATGTTTCTAGCACTGATATCCTACTTGACGTACTTAATACTGCTAATGCAAGAAAACGTGTTAATAGCTTAATGGATATTGTTATTAGTGTATTAGACTTTGGCAGCAACGTAACTCCAGAAGTTACTGGCACAATCACTTATAAAAATGATGTTGAAGTTATTAAAGGTGTTGACATCCTTAAAGCTAATACAAACTTCCTTGCAAATGAAGCAACAGCTTGGATTAAGTCACAGTACGGCGGAACAATTACAAGTGCAAGTAGTGCAGCTATTGGTTTTGCAACTCCACATAACTTAGTAGTTGGAGATCCTATAAAGCTTGATGTTAGTGAACTTGGATTAACAGCAGGAGTAACTTATTATGTTGTTACTCGTACTGATGAACTAACTATTGAAGTAGCAGCAACTTTAGGCGGAGACGCAATTGCAACAGCTGGCAGTCCGTCAGTAGCAGTTGTTAGTTATAGTTTCGATGAAGCATTATGTCGCAGAGATATGATACGCTATGTTGAATCAATTACATACGATTTACAGTATCCGGGCAATCACCATGCACTAAGAGCAGCAGAACTTTACTTAAACGCTGTTAATGGTTCTGAAAGATCAGACTTGTATCGTGTACGAAACTCAACTGGTGTACGTAACCAAACATTAAGTGGATTACGCGGTAACTTAACTGAGCTTAATGAATTTAATACAAGACGTCCTACAGCAGGTGCATTTGTTGCACTTGATCCAGGATTTGGTCCAAATGATAGTGAAGCATGGGTTACTAATAAATCACCATATATTCAAAATGTAACTAACTTTGGCGTTGGTTGTGTTGGTAATAAGATCGACGGAGCATTACACGCAGGCGGAAACCGTTCAATGGTATCAAATGACTTTACACAAGTATTGTCAGATGGTATTGGTGTATGGTGTACAGGTAACAACTCATTAACAGAGCTTGTATCTGTGTTCTCATACTATAACTATTCAGGATATGTTGCAGATTTAGGCGGACGTATTCGTGCTACTAACGGTAACAGTTCATATGGTACTTACGGTGTTATTGCTGAAGGCACTGACACTGGTGAGATTCCATTGTTTGCTGAAGTTAATAACTTATCAAATGATGCGTTTATTGGTAATGTTATTACAGACGGCGAAGCAGTTCTACGTCTAGAATATAATAACGCAGGTACTGATTACACTAACGCATCTTTTGCAATTAGTGGTGATGGATTTAACGCTGCTGTTATTGCTGACGAGTTTAGAGACGGCGGCATAATGGAAACTCGCTTAATTGACTTAGATGATGGCGACGAGACAGGCGGCGAAAATTATGTAACAGCTAAAAACGTTGCACAGGGTGGTAATGAAATACAAGTAACTATTGCTGCTACTGATACTGCACTAGCAAATGCATATAATGGTATGAATATTATATTAACTGCTGGTACAGGTGTTGGACAGTTTGCAAGAGTGTTAACATTTAACAACGGTACTAAGATCAGTAAAGTTTACAAAGATAGTTTTGATAACAAAACTGTTACTGGAACAACTGTAACTAGTAATGTACTAACTGTAGCTGACACTGCTAGTTTATATGTAAACATGCCAATATACCTAAGTACAGCAATTGGTAACTTAGCTGCTAACACAGTTTACTATGTACTTACAATTCCAAATACTACTACATTTACTGTAAGTACATCAGAAGGTGGAGCAGCCGTAGCATTAACAACTACAACTGCACAAACTGTAACATTGTATGCAGCAGGTTGGGATCATATTGTTAAAGGTACTCCAATTGCAACTAACTTAGACTTAACAACTGGTTATACTATTGAACCAAGTATTACATATAGTGCTCCAGGATTTACGTCAACAGCAACTACAACAGATAGTGCTACAGCATATAAAGCAGCTACATACGCTGCAGGAAGATATGTTGCATTACAAAATAGTGGCACAGCTACAACGTATTCAACAGACGGCACTACTTGGGCTGCTGGTGGCGCAGTTGCAAGTGCTAACTGGACAGCAATGGCATTTGGTGGCGGACAAGGCGCTACAGCAAGTGCTGTAGTAGGTGGTTTAGGTGGATCTGGTGCTATACTAACAGCAGAACTAGGCGAGCTTAACAGCATTGGTTTACCTGGTCCTACGCAGGTTGCTAAAATTACAATCGTTGATGGCGGAAAAGGTTATACATCACCTCCGACACTTAACCTTGTACCGACAAACGGCGGTGGCGCAGCTACAGCAGTGTGTACAGTACTTAATGGTGTAATTAAAGAAGTAACTATTACTACTACTGGCGCAGGTTACGGAGCAGCACCAACAATATCAGTTGAAACAGATAAAATTACTGAAGTTAACGTTGATAGCTTTGGATTAGGTTATACTAGTCCTCCGACTGTTACAATATCAGGTGGAGGCGCAAGCACACAAGCTACTGTACTTCCAACAATGGATAACGGCGGCGTATTTGCAATTAACTTTACACTAGACGGCAATGACGAACCATTAGTAGGCGCTGGCTACACTAGTGCTCCGACAGTAACTATTGTTGATACAAACGCTAAGTTTGTTGCTATTGCTAATGGATCTACTGCTAATACAAACTTAGCACTATCAGCTGCTGCAAATGCAGCTTGGAGTGCAGGTTCAGCATTACCAAACAATAACTTTACAGATATTGTTTATGCTGGCGGCACTTATGTTGCAGTTGGCGGAACAGGTGGATCAGGCAGCGCAGCAACATCAACAGACGGTAGTACATGGGTATCAAGAGATAATATTGCACTAAGTGCAGGTACATTCTCAAGTGTGGCACATGGCGCAGGTAAGTACGTAGCTATTAACACTGGCGGTAATAAGTCAGCAGTAAGTGCAAACGGTATTGTTTGGGCAGAAGGAGGCAACTTACCAGCAAGTACTACTTGGTCAAGTACTGCTTTTGGTAACGGTCGTTTTGTAGCAATTGCTAGTGGTGGCAGAAGTGCTGCATATAGTATTGATAACGGAACAACGTGGTACGCAAGTGCTGCTGGTCTTCCGTCAAGTCAAACTTGGTCAAAAGTTGAATATGGACATGGATTATTTGTTGCTATAGCTGAAGGTACTGATGCATGTGCAATAAGTAACGATGGTGTTACTTGGACTGGACAAACATTATCTGCAAGCGGAGATTGGAACGCATTAGCGTTTGGCAACACAGATAATAATCCAAGATGGGTAGCATTGACTAATGCGGCAAACACCGCAGTGTCAGTACTAAAAACTGGTGCAACTGCTGAATCTAGACTAAAAGAAGCAGACGGATCTGTAAACGAAATTAGAATAACAGAACCAGGATCAGGTTATCCAAAAGGTACTGTAGCAAGTACAACGGCTGCAAACACTATTACTATTGACTCAACTGACAACTTGTTAGTTGGACAGCAAATTAAGTTTACAGGCGTAGGTGATGCATTACTAACTAATAACTCATTGTACTATATTAATACTATTCCAAATGGTACTACAATTACAGTAAGCTTAATTGCTAATAGCGGAACGCCAGTTGTATTAAGCACAGCTACATTTGCAAATGCAACGTTTAGAACAGGACCAATTGTAACTATTACAGATCCTAATTCAACTATTGTTGCTCCTACAGATGCTAGACAAGGTGACGGAGTATTAGGTCATCCAACGTTTACTAATAGAGGTACAGGATATCAAACTGCTACTGGTGAATTAGGCGGCGATGGTAGTGCAGACTTGTTCCAAGCAAGTACATTTGTTGCAGTTCGCGGACTATTTGACTTACCAGAGCCAGGATCAAACGTTGAGTTTGGTAATATTCCAGGAGTTTTCTATAAACTAGTTGCTGTTAATAACGTAATTGGCTTAGCAGGTGATTATACTGCAACATTCCAAATAAGTCCAGCACTTACTATATTAAATGCTCCATTAGATGGAACTAAAATAACTGCTACTAACAAGTATTCACAAGTACGTCTAACAGGACACGACTTCTTGTACATTGGTACTGGTAACCAAGCTGATACAAATTATCCATTTGTGGATATTACAACAGCACTGCAATCAAGACAATTCCTTGGCAGTCAAGGTGGACGAGTATTCTTTACAAGTACTGACCAAGACGGTAACTTTAATGTTGGCGGATTGTTTGGAGTACAACAGAGTACAGGTACTGCGACATTGGACGCTGATGCGTTTAACTTAGCAGGACTACAATCATTACAGCTACAAGGTATTGGTTTAGGTATTGGCTCTGCAATTATTACACAGTTTAGTACAGATCCATTCTTTACTGCAAATAGTGACAGTGTTGTTCCTACACAACGTGCAATTAAATCTTATATTACTGCACAAATTGGTGGTGGACAAAGTAGCTTGAACGTTAACACGCTAACAGCAGGTACAGTGTTTATTGCTAACGATGAAATTACAACAACCAGTGGCGGACAGCTAAATATTACAGCTAAGATGAACTTTACAGGCGGAGTCGACGGTGCACCAGTTGCACTTGGATTCTTCCTAGCAAGATAACAACGGAGAAAAGAAATGGCAACAGGAAGACTGGGCAACGTAGATATACCAGCTACAACAAACACAACAGCGTATACGGTGCCCGTAGGTACTTACGCTGTTGCAAATATATCATTAACTAACAGGAACGCAACTTCGGTAAATATACGTGTAGCAATGGCAACAACTGCTACGCCGACTGACCAGGAGTGGATGGAGTATGATACAATCATTATCCCAAACGGTGTTTTTGAACGTACTGGACTAGTTATGCAAGGCGGCTTAAACGTAGTTGTTTATTCCAGTTTAGCAAACATTGGATGTACAGTATACGGTATTGAAACATCAACTACATAAAGGGATTAGAAAGATATGGCACGTTATAATACAGCACCCCAAACATTAGTCTTAAGTGGGGCACTCACATTTGGATACGCATTTACTGGGGGAATTATAAGTCTTACCGGAACAGCAGGATATACTGTAGTTCTTGTAAGTCCTGTATTCTTTCCTGGCAGTAGACAAACATTCTATAATGCCACTGATGGCATGATTACTCTTGAGACAGCAGCAGGCCAATTTAAAGGTAACGGTGTTGCACTTGGTACATCAGTTGAAATTCCTCAGAACTCTACCTACCAACTAACATCAGATGGTACAGATTATGTTCTTACAAGTGCGTTAGCAGGTACAACAACATTCGAACTTCCAGTTAACTTTAACAATTTACTTAATGCTGACGGCAAGGTAGAACTTAATCCACTAGATCAAAATGTAGAAATTAAACCAACAGGAACAGGACTAGTTGATATTAGTCCACAAAGTTCTGTTAGTATTCAACCAGGGGCACAAGCAACTATTCGTCCAGTTGGCGACCTAACATTAAGTTCGAGTACAGGCACAGTAGCACTAGGTGACGCAGGTAAGACAACTACCTTCCCAGGTAATATAACATTTACAACATTAAACCAAACTGTAGCTATTAGTCCAACTGGGACAGGATCGGTAACTATTGATCCAGCTGGTGACGCCACAATAGGCGCTGGCGGATCATTAACAATTACTTCAGACACTGTTGGTGCAATGTCAAACGTTGCAATCGGTGCCACTAATCCAAGCACAGGCGCATTTACGTCACTTACTGCGCCCACAATTACAGCTACAAGTTCAGGTGCCTCTACAAGTACAACATCAGGTGCATTAATTGTAACTGGCGGCTTAGGCGTAGGTGGTGCAATTTACGCAGACAGTCTAAACGGTTCACTTGGAACAGGCACAGCAGCAGCAGGTGCATTTACTACACTTAGTTCAAATAATACAACATCGTTTACACAAAATTCAGCAGCAACTAATACCACAACTGGAACATTACGTGTAACAGGTGGTGTAGGTGTTAGTGGAGCAATTTACGCAGGAAGTATTCAAAACACTCCGATTGGTAATACATCAAAATCCTCAGGTGCATTTACAACTCTAACAACTAACTCAACTGTAGATATTACAGGAACAACTGACGCATCTAACGCAACTGGTGATACTGGTATTTTAAGAGTAGAAGGCGGCGCAAGTATTGCTAAAAAAGTTTACTCCGGCGGAGGCTTTATTGGTAATATTTCAGGCGGATCAGGATCATTTACAACATTAAGTGCTAGTAGCACAGTTACACTTAGCCCAGGTGCTAACGTAACAATTAGTCCAAGTGGCTCAGGTACAGTTACACTAGCACCAGCAGGCGGCGGATCGATTAACAATATGTCAATTGGTGCATCAACAAGAAGCACAGGTAAATTTACAAGTCTTGATGTGAATGGTAACTTAGACGTTGCACGTTATATCAGACACGCTGGCGATACTGACACATATCTTGACTTTGAAGGCAATGAAATATCTATTGTTGTGGGAGGCGTACAAGAAGTAACAATTAACGGAACAGGCACTAGATTAGGTGATACAGGTAACGGTTACTTCCGTCCAGTAAGTGGTAACTACGGTTCGATTGAAATCGACGGCGGCGCACACGGTGGCTGGGAAGGTTACTCAGTTGGCGGACGTTTTGTAATGATGCACGATAATTCAAGTACAATGGGTCTTTACAATGACGTAGATAACCACTGGATTTTAGAACACATTCGTAACGGCGAAACAAGAATATATTATGATAGTGGCGTAAAGATGAAAACATTATCTGGTGGTATAGAAGTTACTGGTTATATGCGAGCAACTGCAGAGGTTGTATCTTACTACTCAGATGAACGCTTAAAAGACTTTGACGGCAAGATTGACGGTGCATTAGATAAAGTAATGCAACTAAATGGTTATTACTATACAGGTAACGAAGTTGCTAAGTCACTAGGATTTGATGACACAGAACGTCAAGTAGGTGTTAGCGCACAAGAAGTTGAAGCAATAATGCCAGAGGTAGTTCGTGATGCGCCGATAAATAATAGTGAAGATGCGCCAGAAGACGCAGACTACAAAACAGTACAGTACGAAAAACTTGTACCGTTGTTAATTGAAGCAATTAAAGAATTGAAACAAGAAATAAATATACTTAGAGGAGACAATTAAAAATGGCAGTATGTCTATCAAACACAGGTATCATTTTCAGCAGCGGCCAGGTAATGGCAAAAGCGCCAGAAGTAAATGAATTTTATGTTTACAACTCAAACCATTGGGCTGTAACAAACGGCGGACGTTGTTGTTTATGGAATGTACCAAACGGTACAAACTCAATTAAATTTGAAATCTTATCCGGCGGCGGACCAGGCGGGTCATCAGGCGGTGACTACGATTTTGGTATCGGCGGACAAGGCGGCAACTATGGTGTAAAAACAATTACTAGATCTGCTTGTGGATTTTCAGATAGTAGTTGCTTTACTATTTGTGCAGGCGGAACTTCATCATGTAGTTGTTGCTGTAGATGTAACGTAAACGCAAGACACGGCTGTAAAAGCTATGTGTGTCGTGGCGGTGGCGGCAGTTGCTGGGGACTAAATAATTTTTGCGCAATTGGCGGAATGGGAGGCCCAACAGTTTGGGATAAATCTTCTAACTGTTATAACTGTCACATTGGTAACGTACAATGTAACCGAGGTTTGTATAATAGTAGTTGGCAAGCAAACGTTTGTAACGAAGCTACACGCTGCTCTGACGTTGAATTTAGAGGCACTGGTGGCTCAATGAACAGACAGTACAATTGTTGTGCTGATCACTTCTCTGTAGCAGGCGGCCCTTCAGGACCATTTGCAGCACCACACGGAGTAGGCGGCAAACACCCATGTACAGGTAACATGGCTTGTTGTGCTGCACACTCAGCTTTCCCAGGTGGTGGTGGCGCAGGACACGTAACAATGTCTCGTAATGCTTGCTGGGGCAGCTGGGGCGCTGGCGGCCTAGTTAAAGTAACTTATAGTTAAGGAGACAGATAAATGACAACAGTAACTCGATTATTAACATACGCTGTACCAGATGAAATGTATTCAACAGCCACTACACTAGGTAAAACTAGTACACAGCTATACGAAGGACCTGCAGAGATAATCCTTTGGGTCGATGACGAAAGTGGCATTGTAGAAGATATATGGTCAGCTCCGGACGATTTAACTGATAGAGACCCTGCATTAAATCAACGTGTTGAAATATTACGTGCAGACTCAGATATAAATTGTATGAAAATTGGACTAATATATGGCGGCCTGGCCACTCCAAAAGTATACGAAATAGAAGTAGGCCCTAGTGATTTGCCAAATAATGCAATTAGTGATCCTTCAGACATTAGAGCGATTTATAAGATACATACTGTAGAGGAAGATTTTACAGCAGACTTAGAATTCGTGACAAATGATAGAGATAGAAGCGATGAATTTATTAGAGATGAAAGAAATAGCCGATTAGCTGCAAGTGATTCAAAACTTGCTCCAGATATGCCAGAATCATTAAGAACTGCTTGGACGAATTATAGACAGCGTCTTAGAGATCTTCCTAGCGAATGGGCAGATGTTCCTAATGACTTAATAAAGTTTCCGATGGCGCCTGATGAAACGTATGATACAGACTTTGATGATCCAGACGTACCGGTTATTAGGATTGCAGATCGAACAGATGACGATGCAGACGCTATAGCACAATTACCAGGTGGCGTAAGTTAATTTTTAAATATTATTGTGCTGGATGTAATGTTCAGCACAATAACTATTAGCCACATTCCTCCTTATTAGGTATACTCACAAATAAATATTATGACTAACTGAAGGAGTTGTAATATTAATGAAAAAGGCATTCTTTATAAATGGTGGCGCTGGCAGGGTGCTTTGTGCTATACCAGCATTAGAACATTATGTAACGCACACTGACCCAACAGCCGTTATTGTTGTTGAAGGATGGTTAGACCTATATCTAACTAGTAAAATATTAGCTGGAAACGTTTGGCCAGCTAATGATCCTAATATTTTTGAACAGGTAAAAGACAGAGAAATTATTTCTCCTGAACCTTATCAACTAAATGCATATTTTAATCAAAAATGCAATCTTGTACAAGCATTTGATATGCTAATCAATTACGATATTCCTCCGAAGAAAATTCCAGAAACTAAACAATTTAAAACATTTATTGGCAAGAACGATATGATTGGCGGCCACTCTTTGTGTCAGGAAGCAAAGTCGCACTTTAAAAAAGATAAAGTAGTAGTATTACAACCCTTTGGATCTACTGCTACACTAAAGGGTAATACAATTCTCGACGAAAGTGGAAGATCGTTTGAACTTGATGATCTTCTAAATATAATTGAACAATTAAATAAAAATTACGCTGTTATACTAATGAGCGAATTTAAAATACCAATAGATCGCCCAATGGGTGTAATGCACCCAGAAGACGTTAGCTTATTGCAATGGACTGGTATTATTAATGCTGCTGATTATTTCTTAGGCTGTGATTCAGTAGGACAGCATATTGCACACTCGTTAAATAAACCTGGCGCAGTAGTAATGGGAAGTACGTTCCCTGAAAATACTTCACACCCGGCTGATAGTTCAATAACTATTATTGATAATGGTAAAGACGAGCGCCTGTACTCTCCGATTAGAATTGTAGTTGATGTTAGAATTGATAGACATAATGAAAATTTAATGAAACTAACTAACGATACTATGACGCAAATTATTGAAGGCGTTAATAATAGTTTGGCAGAAACACAACAATTTACTATGATTACAGAGGAAAAATAATGGAACAAACTGGATACATTGCAGGAATAGCCCGCGGGCATAATGCTGGAGTATGTCTGTTAAAAGACGGAGAAATTGTATTTTCTATTGAGGAAGAACGATTAACAAGATATAAATATGACGGAACTCCGTTTGCTAGTATTGTTAAAATTTTAGAATATACTGATAAGATAGATTATTTAGTTATATCACACACTGCTGTAGACGATAATAAAACTGACTATACTGCTGAAGACCCATATACTTCGTTAGCAAGAAAAATGAAACTAATTAGACCTAATAGGACTACTAGCCCACATCCGCAAGTAGTGCATGCCTGGGAACAACATCATAGAAATCATGCTGCGTGTGCATTTTATAGATCCGGGTTTGAAACCGCTACAGCAATTATTGTAGACGGTGCGGGCACATTTGTTCCTAGACCAGATGGCGATACTATGTGGGAAGTAGAAAGTATGTATGATGTATCATATCCTGCAAACTTTAAAGACATTTATAAGCACTTTGGCGGTAATGGTCCGTGGATAACGGAGCATCATAATGCTAACGGATTTGAAGTAATTGTTAATGATAAAGCAGGCATTGTTAAAGCATACGAAGCAGTAACTCGATTCTGCGGGTTTGACGCTATCGAAGCAGGAAAGACTATGGGGTTATTTCCGTACGGTGAGCCAAACAAGGCACCTAAGATTTATGGAAAATGGGGTGGCGATAATAATTTATTGTCTAATACATATCCAAACGGCTCGTCAATAAATCAAACAGAATTTCCAGAACTTGACGATAAAGTATTAAAATATGCAGATATTTACGATCAAATAACAGACCCAGATGATCTAGAAGAAACAAATAGAATTGGTAAATTAATTGAAGAAGCTGATAAAGAAGATCTTACATTATTAGCATCTCGCAGGAATATGGCATACAATGTTCAAATAGAATCTCAAAAGCTTGTTCTTGACTTGATTAAAACGTCTATCGAACGCACTGGTAATAAAAATATTGTTATTAGTGGCGGATACGGATTAAATTGTGTCGCAAATTATTATTACTTAAAGCACTTACCTGAAGACGTTAACATATATGTAGAACCTATATCAAATGATGCAGGCACTGCAATGGGAGCAGCTTTGTATCATTATCATGAGATTACCCAAGACGCACGAGTTAGAGATAAAGACGAAGGTCTTTTCCTTGGACCAGTGCAAGAAATAACCTCAACAACTATTGAAGAATCTGCTGCAAAATATAATGGTAAAATTAGTTATGATGTAAGTTATACTGATGTTATTAATACTATTAGATCAAAAAATATAGTAGCTTTATTTCAAGAACGATGCGAAAACGGTCCTCGGGCTTTGGGCAATAGATCGTTAATGTTTGATCCAACAATGCACGATGGTAAGGACTTTGTTAACTTGATTAAGAAAAGAGAGTACTTTAGACCATTTGCTGCATCAGTATTACAAGAAGACGTACATGATTGGTTTGACCTTAGAGGTATGGAAGAATCACCTAGTATGATGTATGCTGTTAGTTGTAAGGAAGGTGTAGCGGAAAAGATTCCGGCTGTTATTCATGTTGATGGCTCCTGCAGAATACAAACTGTTACTCAAGAACAAAACTTCCACTGGCACGGCTTAATTAAAGAATTTAAAAATCAAACTGGAGTACCGGCACTATTTAATACTTCGTTTAACTTAGGTGGCGAACCATTAGTTGAAACTATTGACGATGCAATGCAGACGTTATATAATTCAGAAATTAACTATATATACTTTCCTGCAACAAAAATGCTGGTTGAAATAGCACACGGAGCAGGTCACGGAGCAGTACCAACAATATCAATCGAAACAGAAACAATTAATGAAGTTAATATTGACAACTTCGGATTAGGAAACAAAGGAATTTAATATGGATGAACAAAATGAAGGTCAAATAATATCGTTATTTCCTACTCCGTTATATACACATAAACTAGAAGATACAGAATACGACGAAGTGCAAGGAGAAATACAGCGAGTAGTTGACAAACTGTATTCAAATGAACTTTGGGGGCAAAATCCAAATTGGGACTCTAGCTCGCAACAACTATCTAATAAAGGCGACTTTGCAACGTCTATCTTAAACGATGAAGATATGAAAGTTGCTAAATCTTTTATTCTACACCACTGTGAAAATTATATGAACATGATGCAAGTTAAAGAAGGATTTAAACCTGTGCTTAGTACTTCGTGGTTAACACTTACTAAACCTGGATTATATGCACACATTCATGATCACGGCACTAATTCAATTAGCGGAGTCTATTGGTTTAAGACATCTGGCAAAGACGGTGATATAGTTTTTAGAAATGCTAATAAAGCATTAAAAAGTAATCCGATTGGAAGTGTAATAAACGAAGCCCAGTTTGTGCCTGAGCAAGGTAGAACAGTTATGTGGCCTAGTCATCTAGATCACGGAGTTAATGAAAATAAAACTGATACTGATCGTATTAGTTTATCCTTTAATATTCTATTAGAAACAGGCGCTACTAACTAATAGAATATTTAATAGAGCTATTAGAATTAGAATTAATATTTTTAGACTCTATCCAATCTGCAAAAGAACTAAGATCGTCAAATATGATGGTCTTTTTCTTTATCTTTTGATTAGTAAATTTATTTAATTCTTTAATAGTTTCTTCGCCGTGTCCGGTACGTACTAGAATAGGCTTTGCACCTATTTTAAACGCTGCCTTTAAATCAGACATTTTATCGCCTACAAAGTAACCTTTATTAAATTTAATAAATGGAACATCTTGTTCGCAATACTTAAACATTCCTGTATTTGGTTTAGCAAGGACGTCACTACGTGCGCTCGACTCACTGTAGTATAAAGCATCTATGCTATCGCACCCAGCTTGTCCTAATAATGAAAACATGTAATCATGAACACGTTCTACATCATTCGCAGTATATAATCCTTTTGCAATGCCGCCTTGATTAGTAATAATTGCAATTTTATGACCCATCTTTCGTAGTCTAGCAACTGCATCCAAACTTCCAGGTATTGGCATAAAGTCTTGAGGCCTATAAGTGTAAGTGCCGCGATCAACATTAATTACACCATCGCGATCTAATCCTATAACACACTTAGGTGCAATATTATTTTTATCGTACATTGTGTTTATTCTGTATCATCAGCCTGGCTATCACCAGGACCGATACGATAATTATCTTCTACACTATCCGCAGTACTAACTTCGGTTAAACTAGCACCATCTTCCATTGCTATTAGTTGATGAGGCATTAACGGTGGATTGTGCCATACTTCGCCTTCACCTATTTCCTTCTCGTACATTGTAGAATCTTTAGTATCAATATATCTTACTTTAAAGCGACCACTATTTACAAACCAAGTTTCATCTTTTATTTTATGAAAGTGCATACTTGTTTTGCCACCTACTTTGTTAAAGAACATAATCTTACCACAGTAATCATCACTAGTAGCCCAGATAAGTTCATAACCCCATCCTTTTTCTACTGCGCCACTTAGTCTTGTTGGTTGGTTAGTTTCTTCCATTTATAAAATCCTCTGGAGTTGTAAAGTTTATATTAACTAATTTACTTAACTGAGATATGTCTGCACAAGTGTATTCTTGGTATTGACCATTTAGTGAATCAGGCATTGGTATGTATTTAATTTTAGCGTTAAATCGTTTAGCAATAAGTTCTGCAATAGTCTGAAAGCTAGTTGCTACACCTGTTCCAATATTAAATATACCAGTTTCAGTCGAAGTTAGCATATAACGATGTATGTTACAGCAGTCGCCTACATATACAAAGTCTCGTTTATATTTGTCACTGTTTTCAAAAAGAGTAATAATGCCCTTCTCTCGTGCTTGTTTAAAGAACTTAGACACAGGACTTGCTTGGTCGCCTTTGTGATCTTCGTACGGGCCGTAAACATTGAAATACCGAAACCCTTGAACTATAATATTATGCGACTGCTGCATCACCCAGCGATCAAACAAATACTTACTAGTTGCATAATAACTTTGCGGTTGCTTTGGCGCATCTTCATTAAAATCAATATTGGTGCCGTATACGCTTGCACTAGATGCATATTGTAAATTTACACCTCTGTTATTGCATTCGTTAAACAACCATTTTGAAAATTCATAGTTCTGCAACATTACTTTATCTATATCTCGTTCTGTTGTTGAGCTAATTGCCCCTATGTGTATTACCCAGTCATATCCAGTAACATCAGGCAACGATTCGGGATTAAATTCATAACCAAATAGCTCATTATCTTTGTCAAGGAATGGTGCTAAGTTTTTACCTATAAATCCTTCATGACCTGTAATTAATATTTTCACTTACGGTCCTTTAATATTTCAGTAGTACTGTAACCTTCTACTAATGGAATAATGCGCACAGGTGCAATGTCGTGACCGACAACTTCCTCTACACGATAGTCTCCGCCTTTTACAATAATATCTGGTCTTAGCTTTTTAATAAGAAGTATAGGATCATATTCATCAAATACTATTACTTCGTCAACATATGGAATTAATTCTAATTGTTCAATTCTTGTTTGTATGTCGTTAAACGGTCTATCCCCGCCTTTTAAAGTATTAACGCTACTGTCGCTGTTTAGGCCAACAATTAGCTTATCACCCATGTTACGGGCTTTTTTAAGCAGTGTAAGGTGGCCTTTGTGCAGAACGTCAAAGCAGCCGTTTGTAAAGATAACTTTTTTCTTTAAATCGCGTTCTTCAAGAACATATGTGCCTACATGCTTTACGCTTTCTGTTGCGCCTGCACACGCTAATTTAAGGGCGTTGTGCATAGTAATACCGTCGACTAATGCATATACAAAAGCTGCTAAGAAGCAGTCTCCTGCACCAGTAACATCATTTACATCAACATCTTTAGGCTGTATAGTGTATGAAATATTATCAATCTTTGCACGAACTGGCAAATTAGAATCTGTTACAATCCAGTTCCAGTCATGTTCACTAAAGTTGTATTGAGTTTCTTCTAGTTTATTAGGTTTAATAAGCCAGGCACCTTCATAATGACTAGCATCTCTCTTTGGGTCTACAATTACTTTACAACCAAATGTATTAATGTGTGCAATTATTTCTTTTGCGTAAGTTAACACACCTTTAGCATAATCACTTAACACAACGTAAGTATACGGAGAAAAATCAATCTTTTTAATATCAAGTAACATTTGATCACCATCAATAATATGATCTTCGTCGATACGTGTAACATAATGACTATCACTAAACACACGAGTCTTAACACTTTTGTCGCCGTCGTAAGTTAACAAATCTGCATCTACACCGAGAGACTTTAGATTCTCAAAAAGATTTCCTGCGCCACCTGACGTTTCTCTTACACTTTCTAAATTCACAATAGGAATAGGACCTTCGGGACTTAACCTGTTAGAAGTTCCATAAATATATTTGTCGATTATTATATCGCCGATTACTAATACTTTTGTCATAATGTTATTATACTACCTCTTAGTTAATTAGTCAAGTAAATCTATAACTTTGAATACTGTTTTTAATTTGTCTACATTGACTTTATTTTTTAATGTATTGTGCAGTCCGTGATGTAGAGGCTTTGGCCACATACCAAAATTAACCCAGGCATAGCCGTCATGTTCGTCATTTAATATTGGCATAAATTCTTTGTCAACTACGCAAAGATATGTGTGAAATCGAAAGCGAGAGTCATTACTAACAAATGTCTCTAAAGGCATTGTCTTCTTAATTGTAATCTCACCTATTTCTTCAAATATTTCACGCTGTAGCCCTTCCCAAGGAGTTTCAGCTGCCTCGGTTGTTCCACCTACTAATCCCCATAGCTTTCCTGAACGTCCTTTTACTCTATGTAAGAATAAAAATCGTTGAGTATTGAGGGAATATACAATAGCACCACTGCAAATAATGTTGTTTGAGTTCATACTAATAATTATCTTAGTATGCTAGTCTCCAGGTGCCTCTTGGATATTCACCATCGTATGCTAGTATCCATTCGTCGTTTTGGTATCTATATTGCTTACCAGTAGTAAGATTTGAAGTGTATATAACCGTGTCATCTTGCGTACTTGCGTCAAACACAATAGACCAAGCAGTACCGTTCCATTCGATAATATCATTAGCACCTGCTACAAAGTCGGTGCCGTCTGTATTTTTCCAAGCATCTGGACCGTCATATGCATAGTTATCAGGTGTTTCATATCCGGCATCTTGTCCTACATTTTCACTGTCATTAATATCAGATAATATCAGTATGCGTGGGTTGCCTGACTTTAATGAACTTGGATTAGTTTTATACGGATTAATAATATAGTCAATTTTATTCTTATCGCCATTTGGTCCAGGAATAACTGTGTCTGCAGGTAAACTATCAGTGTCCCATGTAATTGCCAATTGATAGGGATCAACCGAATTAACTACTACAGTTCCTATAATGTCATTTGATAAGTCTTGTCTAGACAATCTTAACTCAGTAACACCTGTAGTAAATTCAAACGGCATAGATTTTAAATACCCTGTCCATGATTCAGCCCCAACTACACCTTTATTAACTAATTTAGCAGTTGTGCCCATTATTAATAAACCGTAATTATCATGTGAATTAATTATAGAAGAATTAACATCAGCAAGAGTTGTACCTTCATTTATAATTTGTTCTTCAACTCCAGTAACGCTATCAAAATCATCAACAGCTACTACTTTAGTTTTAATATCAGCTTGTGCAGTAGATGAAGCATACCCACCTGCTCTTGATAGATCTAAATCAATCGTGCCTTGGCGTTCGTTGAATATACTTTGTATAACTTGTGTAATAACACCTAGGCGTTTTACCTTAACTGGAGGACTAATATAGATAGGAGTACTAAATGTTAGAGTAGCAATATCAATATCACTCTCTGTACCTACTGGAATACTTCTGCTACTGAACACAGTATTTGTTAGATTTACTACGCTTAGACTTGTCCAGTCGATGTAGTTATCAGTTGTTTGTATTTCTAAACTAGGATTAAACAACATTAATATTTGTTCTAGTATTTGTAATTTTTGATCTGTATTAGAACTCCAAATATCTACATTTACAGTTAATGTATAAGGAGTTGGCATTAGTCGTTCAACAGTATAGTTCTTGCCTTCAGTATTTAGATATTCATTACCGGTTGCATCGTATGCACGTTCTCTAATATTAACTTTGTTAACATAGCTACTATCAGACATTCGAGTAGTGTCTTGTTCTAAGCCAGTAATATATACTGCCATTCGCGGAGCACTTGGAATCTTATTTTCACTGTTCTCTCTAATAATGTTAGCAACTTGACGAGTTAAATCACCGTATATTACTGGGATTTGCGTAAGAGCGCCTTTGCCATCCTTAACAGAAAAATTACTCATAAGGCGTACGATCTGTGTTATGTATCGTCTTATTTGTCCATCATAAAAATGTTGCATTATTCTGACTCCGGTGCGGAATATTTTTTCCAAATAAGTCCATTAAAGATTCGTATACCTTTTGGTCGAACTAATTGCCATCCGAGTCTTCTCATCTCTGTATTTAATTCATTTAGTTGTTGTTGTAGATTTGGTGCAAACGTTGCAGACTCAATCTGGAATTCACTTTTAATACGTTCACCTAATTTATCGCCATATTCATTTTGATATTGCTTTCGTACTTCAATAAAATGATCAGGTGTTATAACACGCCTTAGTGCAGCAATCAACCCACCTTCGTTTGTACCAAGTCCGTCCATAGCGTTAAATAAATCTTCGATAATGCTAGGTACTTCAGCTTCTTGTTCGCCTGTCATGCCACCACCACCACTGCCGCCACTGTCGCTTGGTTCAAACTTACTAGGGTCAAACGACGGAAGATTGACGCTATTTGCTGGAATATCTAATATATTACCTTCAGCATCTACAAACTTGCCCTCGTCATTCATGCGTGATACTGGCTCACCTGTTTCGTCATGTTTATTATCTCGATCCTTGTCAACGCTATCTGCGTATGAATTATATTGCTCTGCTGCTTCAGCAGATGAGATTGTACCAACTCCTGTTACAGGAAATTCTTGTTTGTCGTCATCGCTAGAAGTTTCGTCACCGTCTTGAGGCTCAATTTCGCCAATATCTGATGTTTCACTATCGTCGTCACTAAAATCTGGTACAGCATTAACATCATCGGGATCGGCAATTTCGTCTCTCTTTAATACATTAAACGGGTAGTTAGTACCAGGGTCACCTTCGATGTAAAACCTTGAAACAGTTAAATCATTATACGATCGTTTGAGTCTAGCTATTAATTTTTCTCTAAAATCAGTACTTGTAAGAACATCTACCGGAATAGGACCAATACGTATTTGTGAATCATCTGAAAACCGTACTAGGACAATATATGCATCTTTTATAGGCAACTCTGCATTTTCTTCACGTACTATTATTTTTATATCTTTATATCTCATTATTCCTCCATATCCCATGGTATTAATGGAATATCTACATTAGGACCGTCAGGATTAGGTACAACTGGGTTAACTGAAGGAGCAGGTTTTGGCTCTTCAGTTTCTGTATCTGATGTTTCAGCTTCTTCAGCTTCTCTAGCTGCTTCCGCTGCTGCTTCAGCTGCCTCCTCTGCTGCTTTTGCTGCTGCTTCCTCTGCCTCAGCTTGTTTGATCGCCGCTTCTCTAGCTTCTGCCTCTTCTGCCTCTGCTGCTGCTATTCTAGCTGCTTCAGCTGCCTCTCTACGCTCAACTGCTTCTCTACGTCTCTCAGCTTCGGCTTCTCTAGCTTGTCTAGCTACTTCGGCTGCTTCGGCTGCTTCGGCTGCTTCTCTAGTTTCTCGTGCTGCTTCCTCTGCTGCTTCCTCTGCTTCTTTTGCATCTCTTTCAGCTTGTGCAGCAGCTTCAGCTTTTTCTGCATCTATTCTTCTTTGTTCAGCAGCAGCTTCAGCTTTTTCTGCATCTATTCTTCTTTGTTCAGCAGCAGCTTCGGCAGCTTTTGTCTCTGCTTCTGCTTGTCTAGCTACTTCGGCTGCTTTTGCTGCTTCGGCTGCTTCTGCATCTAATTTAGCTTGTGCATCTCTTGCGGCTTGTGCATCTCTTTCAGCTTGTGCATCTTTTGCAGCTTGAGCACCTGGATTTACACCAGTAGCATCTCCATTGCCATTACCGTCAGCTGTGCCATTACCCTTGCCGCCAGTGCCATCAGCTTGGCCAACACCATTTCCTGTCCCTGTACCATTACCGCCGCCGTCACCACCACCGCTACCAGTCCCAGTTCCGCCGTCTCCGGCTGTCATGTTTGCACACCTACGCAGTTCTGCTTCGTCTTGAGGATACAGGGCAATATGTCTTAGTGCTGCTTTCCATGCTATATCTTGGTAAAATTGAGTTTCACCTGCGGCTCGTCTTAGTGCAGCACACAATCTAGGTGCACCTTCTAGTAAAGTAGATTCTACTATTTTTATATCACTATATTTCATTATTCGTCAGCCTTTGGTCTAAGTGCTTGTGATAGACTCTGTCTTTGAATTGTTGTTTTACCACCGATGGTGTCAGTTGTAGTATTATTTACAAAGCCACCTTTTTGTGTATCTCTTGCATTTGTTTGGGTCATTGTCATGCGTACATTATCTTCTTGCTTAACCCAACGCACACCGTCATATCTAAATAATCTATTTGGAGCAAAGTCTGTACGTAAAAAATAATCCCCGGTCGCTGGTTCTGCTGCAAATGCAATACCAAAACCAAACGCCTCTCCATTAGTTGGTATTCCGTCACCTAACAAATATCCGTTGTATCCTGGACGATTAGGTGTTTGCATAGTGTCGGGAATATTGTCAGCATCAGTATCGACAAGTTCTGTATTACCGTCTTTATCTAGTTGTAAATTATAATAATGATTTGTGTCGTAACCTGATTTTGCTGCATCAGCTTCTGCTTGATTTACTATAGCAGTATTAATTTGCATTTCTTTATCGTAAGTAGATAACAAATCACGTAACGTGTTGCTACCTGGTGCATCTTCCTCTGCAGGTAAATCAAGTATTTCTTTAAATTCTTGACTGTCAACAATTTGTTTTAATTTAAGTCTGTATAAGTGCGGATACCAAGTTTGACTAAACCCTTCACTTGCACGGTTTACATCTTCAACTACATAAAAACGTTTAAGTGCAACAGTATAATCATTTAGTGCATATTCGTCTGCTAAATGCGGCAACTCAATTACGTCACCTGAAATAATTTTCCTACCAATAGTTTTAACACTACTATTAATATGGATTGTTAGCATTAGTGTATCGTTTGCCATAAACAACCCAAATTGACTTAGGTTGAAATCTATGTCTTGTACATTATATATGCCACGCATTGTATATACATCAGGATCATATTTTCTGTCTCTATTTTCTAAAAATAATAAATCTTGTATGTTGGTTGTATCTACACTATCATATTGCGGCTGGTCCGCTGTAGCTTCTGCATCAGTAGGATTTTCAGTTCCTAAGTACTTGTGTACATGAATGTCTGTTCCGCCCACAGTAAACATCTCATAGACTTGTTTGTCTATAAAGTTGTAATCGTTACCTTTTTGCGGTTTATATAAACTTAATCTTGGCATATACATATTTAGCGTAATGAAACAGATACGATAAATACTTTGTACAGGAGTTATAATAATGGCAACAACGCAAAAACAAGAAGTATATGATTATGTAAACACATTCCTTGGCGGAGGCATGATTGACGTTGAACTCGATCCTATACATTATGAAACTGCATTAACTAAGGCGTTAACGCGGTATAGATCTCGTACTGAAAATTCAGTAGAAGAATCATATTTGTTTATGCCAACAGTAATAGATCAAAACGATTATGTCTTACCTAAAGAAGTAATAGAAGTACGCCAAATATTCCGCAGGAGTATTGGATCACGATCTGGCGGCGGAGAAGGCGGCAGTGTATTTGAGCCATTTAATATGGCATACACTAATACATATTTGCTATCGAGTAGTAATATGGGAGGTCTTGCAACGTACGATATGTTTAGTCAATATCAAGAACTTGTTGGACGCATGTTTGGTGCATACATTGAATTTAAATGGAATAGAACTGCTAAAAAATTAACAATACTTCAACGTCCTAGAGCTAACGAAACATTAATGTTATATGTATATAATCATCGTCCAGACGAAGAACTATTGAATGACTATATGGCAATTCAGTGGATTAAAGACTATACACTTGCTGGTTGTAAATATATGCTAGGCGAAGCAAGAGAAAAGTTTGCTACTATTGCTGGCCCACAAGGCGGCACAAGTTTAAACGGTTCTAGTTTAAAAGCAGAAGCACAGCAAGAAATGGAAAAACTTGAAGCCGAAGTGTCAATGGCACAAGCAGGTGGTACTGGATACGGATTTGTTATTGGATAACCTATTGAAATCATTAGAGAAAAAAATCTAATAAAATCAATGACTTAGCTCACCACCGTTAGCGCCAACATTTTGTTATAGTGTAAATACATATGTAACAAGGAGAAGCTAATGTGTTCACCAGAAGTACGTAAAGAAGCCAATCGGCTAAATTGGATTATCAAAGGCAAACTTATTGATACATCCTGGAGCGACATAGAAGTCGAAAAAACCTACCATTCATATTTTAAAAGACTTTGGGGTAACAACGAAATTTATATCCATGAAGATGGTTTTGAAGAAGCATATGAATATCGTGCTCAAGAACTACTCTTAGAAGAAATGAAAAATGTTGCACGTTTAGGTTACGATTAAGGTTGACACTTACTAGTTTTTAGTTTATAATAAGTTATTACTAGGAGAAGTTAATGAGCAAACCTAAACTACTTGTTATTGGACATGGACGACACGGCAAAGATACTGTATGCGAAATGCTTCGCGATCACTATGGATATACTTTTGAAAGCAGTTCAAAGTTTTGTAGTCTACAATTTATATACAATGATCTAAAGGACAAGTATGGATATGCTAATGAGGAAGAGTGTTATGCTGACAGGCATAATCACAGAGCAGAATGGTATAATGCTATTTGTGATTATAATGTTCCTGATGCAGCAACTCTAGGTAGAGAGATGTTTGAAGCTTACGATATCTATTGTGGGCTGAGAAATAAGCGTGAATTCTTTGCAATGCAAAACACAGGTGTATTTGATTACTGTATTTGGGTTGATCGTAGTATGCATTTAGAAGCCGAAGCAACTGACTCAATGAGTTTAGAACAATGGATGGCAAATTATACTATTGACAACAATGGTACACTTGGAGATTTAAAGTTTAATTTAGACCAGTTAATGAGCTTCTTAGAAGTCGGGAATTAAATTTCCCTGTTTCCACTTAACTCCTTCTTTTTGCATAATACGTTGACAGTTAGCACATATAGTTTTTAAGTTAGAAAATCTAGAATTAGTTAAATCTCCATCTGCGTGAAACACATTAAATTGTTCTTGATGTGTACTTTTATAATTACATTTTTCGCATGTATCTTTTTTAACATAACCTGCTTGCTTCCATTTAGGAACTCCATGATACACTCCGTTACGTAAACACCGTTCGCATAATTTGCGATAGTAAGTTTTTCCGTCTTTTTTGTAGTTTATTGCCGCAGGTCTTTGCGAACACTTGCATAAAGGTCTCATACTGTATTTACCTCACCTTTTAGATCCCTTTTATACCACTATAACTAGCACATTTTTATTGTAGTCTGCTAAATACTAACAATAACAATCCAACAGGAGAAACAACATGGCATTGACATCACCGGGCGTACAAGTCAGCGTAATAGACGAAAGTTTCTATACCCCAGCTGAACCAGGTACAGTACCAATAGTTTTTGTTGCCTCTGCAGGTAATAAAACTAATGCAGCAGGAACAGGAACAGCACAAGGTACATTAAAAGCTAATGCAGGTAAACCATACTTGCTTACTTCACAACGAGACTTAGCGGACACTTTTGGTGATCCATTATTTCAAATTGATAATAATAATAATCCAATTCACGGCGGCGAACTAAACGAGTATGGCTTACAAGCAGCATATAGTTTACTAGGTGTTAGTAACAGAGCATGGGTAGTACGTGCAGATATTGACTTAGGTGAGTTAACACCAACTGCCATTGCTCCAAGTGCAAATCCACTAAGTGGTACGTACTGGTTAGATACTTCAAGTTCAAAATATGGTATCCAACAATGGAACGGCGCAGCAGTAACAACAACTGGCGGCCAAACATTTACAACAAAAACTCCAATTATAATTGAAACTACAGATGGTGTAGTTGACTACGACGGTGCAAACTATGCACCAAAAGCAAGCACAGGCGCTATTGGCGATTATGCAATTGTTGCAGTAACTACACTTAACCGTACATGGTATAAGAATTCGGTAGGCAACTGGGTCGAAGTTGGAAGCAACGACTGGACAGCAAGTTGGCCAACAGTTAAAGGCACAAATGCTAATCCTACACTAACAGGACCAGCAGCTGACATTACAATTAACGGTACTGCAATATCAGTAGGTGCTAATACAGTAACCGATGTTGCATCATCTATTACTTCTTTCTTAACAGCAGTAGGTATTACCGCAGCAAATGTAGATGGCTTTTTAGAAATTTACAGTAATGGTGACAGTTCAGGCGCTGAAGATAGTGTAACAGGCGGACCGATTGTTATTGGTGGCGACACTGATAAATTAGCTTTATTAGGAATTACAGCTAACACATATCATCCACCAGCTGTACAAGTTTCTGCACATACTAGTGTACCAGAATTTAAATCCACTGACACAGTAACACGTCCAACTGGAAGTATTTGGATTAAAACAACTAAGCCAAATGGTGGTGCAAATTTAAGCGTTAACCAATGGAATGCAGAAACACTTCTTTGGGACGAAAAGACTACAGGAATGTACGACAATAATGCAGCAGCATTAGCTAAACTAGATTCAACTGCAGGCGGAACAAACCTAGCAATAGGCGAAATGTTTGCTAAAACAAATGTTGCATCAGATGCCCAACCATTAGGTACATTTACAATTTATCGTAGACAGAATGTTGGCGCAACAACAATTCGCAGTGCAGTAGTAACAGCAGCAGCGCCAGGAAACTCAAGCGGTGTAACAAAATCATTTACTATGTCAGCAAGTGTTAAAGGTAGTGCAACAATGAGTACTCCTGTAACTGTAACAGTACCTGCAACAACAGGTAGTGCAAGTGCAGACGCTGGATTAATTGCAAATGCAATTACATCAGCAGGTGTTACTAACGTAAGCGCAACAATTGACGCACAAAATAAAATTGTAATTTCACATGCATTAGGTGGAGAAATTAACTTTGTAGACACTGATAGCTTATTAAACAATATTGGATTTACTCCATTTGTTGCAACAAATTCAGCTACAACACCAAACTTAGCATATACAGATGGCACTAATTCTAGTTCATCACCAAAGCAGTATACAGCATCAAACTGGCGTGTATTAACATACACTGCAAGTGCAAATGCACCTACAGCTTTAGCTACTCAAGGACAACTTTGGTACAATTCAGTTGTTGACGAAGTTGACATGATGTATCATAATGGTACAACTTGGGTTGGATATAATGATGCAACTGCTTTTACAGATGCAGACGCAAATGGTCCAATTGTTGGTGCAAGTATGCCAACAGTACAATCATCAGGTGGCGCATTAGTAACAGGTGACATTTGGGTATCAACAGCAGATTTAGAAAACTATCCAACAGTATATCGCTTTAATGATAATGTTGCTGGAACAGTTGCTCAGAAATGGGGAGCACCACTTGACACAGGTGATCAAACTACTGAAGAAGGTATATTGTTTGCTGATGCACGTTGGAGTACAACAGGCGGAACAACAACTACTATAACAGATGCTACTATTGCAGAACTACGTACTAGTAACTTCTTAGATGCAGATGCACCAGATCCAGCACTATATCCAAAAGGTATGTTGCTATGGAACTTACGTAGAAGCGGATTTAACGTTAAGCGTTTTGAGCGCAACTATGTTGATACAGCTGAAGATAATGTACGTATGGGTGACGCAGATATGTCAAATTACTATCCACATAGATGGGTTACTGAATCAGGCAATCAAGCAGACGGAACAGGAAGCTTTGGGCGTAAGGCACAGCGTAAAGTTGTTGTTCAATCACTGCAAGCAGTTGTTAATAATAACGATGAAATCCGTGATGATGAATCACGCTTGTTTAACTTGATGGCAACACCTGGTTATCCAGAACTAATTGGAGAAATGATTAGCTTAAACTTTGATAGAGGCTTAACAGCATTTATCCTAGGCGACTCACCAATGCGTTTAACACCAGACGCAACATCACTTAACGAATGGGCAACTAATGTTAACCAAGCAGTTGAAGATAATGATGATGGTCTTGTTAGCCGTGATGAATACTTAGGTGTATTTTATCCAGCAGGATTTAGCAGTGACAACTTTGGCAACAACGTTGTAGTACCAGCTTCACACATGATGTTGCGTACAGTTGCACTAAGTGACCAAGTTAGTTATCCATGGTTTGCACCAGCAGGCACAAGACGTGGCGGAATTACTAACGCAAGTTCAACTGGTTATATTAATAACGAAGGCGAATTTGTAAGTGTATCACTTAACGAAGGTCAACGTGATACATTGTACAGTAACAACATAAACCCAATAACGTTTATTAGTGGTGCTGGACTTGTTAACTTTGGACAAAAAACTCGTGCAAGAGGCGCAAGTGCATTAGATCGTATTAACGTAGCACGTTTAACTATCTACTTACGTAGTCAGCTAAACACACTTGCTAAACCTTACATCTTTGAACCTAACGACACAATCACACGTAACGAGATTAAACAAGCAGCAGAAAGTTTGCTACTTGAATTAGTTGGTCAAAGAGGTCTTTATGATTACCTAGTTGTATGTGACGAAACAAATAATACACCAAGTAGAATTGACAGAAATGAACTATACTTAGATATAGCAATTGAACCTGTCAAAGCAGTTGAGTTTATTTACATTCCACTACGTTTGAAAAACACCGGTGAAATTGCCGGACTTTAAACGATAAATACTATTAGAACAGGAGCAGACTAAATGGCTATTTCAACATTAAGTAAAATTACAGTTCCCCTAGCTAGCGGTGATTCCGCTAGTAACCAGGGACTGTTAATGCCAAAGTTACAGTATCGCTTTCGAGTGTCACTGGAAAACTTTGGTGTATCAACACCGACTACAGAACTTACAAAACAAGTTATTGACGTAACTCGTCCAAATGTAAGTTTTGAACAAATGACTATTGATGTATACAACTCAAGAGTTTACCTAGCTGGTAAGCATACTTGGGAACCGATCGTACTTAACTTACGTGAAGATGTAAACAACAATGTGCAAAAACTTGTAGGAGAACAGTTACAGAAACAATTTGACTTCTACGAGCAATCAAGTGCAGCAAGTGGACAAGATTATAAATTCGTTACACGTATTGAAATCTTAGACGGCGGCAACGGCGCAAATGTACCAAACGTACTTGAAACATTCGAACTGTATGGTTGTTATTGTGAAAGTGCTAACTATAATAGTTTAGCATATTCTAACTCAACTGATCCAGTGAGTGTTACGCTTAACATTCGTTATGATAATGCTATCCAATCACCGCAAGGTACAGGTATTGGAACAGCTATTGGACGTTCAACTGGAACATCAGTAACAGGCGGCGGCGCATAATAGCAGCACTGGTCATTTAGTCTAACTAATAAAAGGAGCTTCGGCTCCTTTTATCTTTATGTTAGTACTTAATTGTAAAAGATAAATATTAGTATGGCAAGTAAGTTCAATAGTTTATTAGATAACGTATCTAGCGGTTTATTAAATCCAAAAGGTAATATGGCCGATTGGCAACACGCCGCACGGCTGTATGTCGATAGAGATATGGCCCTTGCGCCAAAATCAAAATTTCTTTTTCATGTTAACTTTGAAATATCAGATGAAGCACAACAGATTGCTCCTAAGTTATTCAGCGGATCAACACTAAACGAAATAGGCATGTTAGTAAAACGTGCAGACTTGCCTAGCTTTACAGCTAATGTAGAAACAAAGAAAAAGTACAATAGAGTAAAAAATGTACAAACATCAATTAGTTACGATCCTGTTGATATTGATTTACACGATGACAACGAAGGTATTACTACTGCACTATTGCAGGCATATTATAGATATTATTTTGCAGACGGAAATCAACAGAAAGATAACGGTCGTGCATATGCAGTTGTTCCGCACAGCACATATGAAGGATCATCTCGCAATAATTACAAATTTGGTATGGATGTAAATAACTCTGGTGTTCCGTTTTTTAAGAGTATCAAAATAAGTACACTATCAAGAGGTGAATATACTACATATACCTTAGTAAATCCAATTTTAACTAATTGGAGTCATGATAATCACGACAATAGTGACGGTGCAGGAACTATGGCTAATAGTATCCAAATTGCATATGAAGCAGTGTTTTATAATCAAAGTAGTATTACAATAGGAGCAAATGGCGAACCGATAGGCTTCGGACAAGACCACTACGATAAAATGCCAAGTCCGATATCATTAGAGGGCGGCGGAAAATTAGGATTAGGCGGAACAATTGGCGGAGCATTAGACCTTTATGAATTTATTGCTAGTGGCGAAGCATACAACAATCCACTCCTTACTATACTACAAGGAGCGCAATTAATAGGCAATGTTAGAAGCTTGTCTAAAGAAGGTATTAGACAAGAAGGATTTAATATACTTACTAGTGCATTAGGCCAGGCAACTGGTATTAACGTAGGCGGAGTTGCCCAAACATTTTTTCCAAAAAACGGTGGGAACGGCGGAAGCAAAGATTTACTAATAGCAGCAGCCGGTGTTGGCATTGTGTCAGCAGTAACTAGTGCTACTAGAAATTTAGGAAATAATCCAGCAGCATTGGATAGTGCAAGACAACGTCAGTCAATCAAAGAATACCAATCTAGAACTGGCGCAACAGCAGCTCAAGCTAAAGCAAACTACCAAGCAATTAAAAATAATGCAGCAGAGATGGCAAAATTAGACGAACAGTTAGGAATACGATAAATGAATAATAGTAGTTTACCAACTCCGGTAATGACAAATGACAAAGGTGTTACGAATTTTTTTAACAAGTACTTTACTGAAAAATTATCATTTGCATCTAATGAAGTTGATGCAGTTATTGGATTTTTTGAAAAAAGAGGATTTGAAAAAGCAGCAGCTATTAGCACTGGAACAATCTTATTACAACAAGCAAAACTTGATGACATTAAAGTATTTGTTTTATTAGACACACTTAAAGGTTTTGACGAAGCAAAACTAAGTGCAGTAGTAGCAGAAGTATTAAATTATAATAGATTAAACTCTAGTGTACTAGGATTTAGAAATACCTCTACAGTAAATACTTTAGAAAAACGTAATGTAGTAGTGTAAATATGTCTAGGTATGCGCAGGGCAAATTTAATCCTAAAAATCCAGGAAAGTACATAGGCGGCAAAGTTCCAACATATCGATCAGGCTGGGAGTTTGCATTTATGAAATTCTGTGACGAAAACGCAAACGTTACACAGTGGGCAAGTGAAGCAATTCGTATTCCGTATCGTAATCCACTAACTGGCAAGCATACTATATATGTACCTGATTTCTTTATTGCATATGCTGACAAAAACGGCAAACAGTTAGTAGAACTTATTGAAGTAAAGCCATCAAATCAAACTAGTTTAAAAGAAGCAGGCCGCAGCAGACATAATCAATTACATGCAGTTGTTAATCAAGCTAAATTCGAAGCTGCTAATGCATACTGTAAACAAAATAAAATTAAATTTCGAATTGTAACTGAACACGATATTTTCCATAGCGGCAATCGATAATGGCAGTTTACAGTGCCTCTTCAAGAGCTCTATTTGTACACGTTCCAAAAACAGGCGGAACAAGTATACAACAATGGCTTGTAAATAATACTGATAGCGTACCTGTAAAATCTGCAAAGCATTGGTCATTAGATAAAATACAACAGCGAGATAACTTACCTATTAGTTTTAGTTTTGCTGTTGTTAGAAATCCCTGGGACTATATAGTAAGCTGGTACTTTTTTAAAAGAGACCGTGCATTGCGCAGATTATCAAATGAATTTAAAAATAAAGGTAAGTGGGCAAACGATCGTAATCAGCATGCTATAGACGAATGGAACAAAGGATTTGAGTACTTTGTAGAAACTAGCACACCGCCACTACAAACTGAATTGATACAGGGAGTTGACTTTATTCTAAGACTAGAAAACATAGAATCAGACTTTATTAAAATACAGCAAACATTTAATTGCTTTGTATCTTTAAAAACGTTAAATGCTTCTAATAGACAGCGCGATTATCAATCGTATTATACAAATAAAACTAAAAATATTATAGCACAAAAATATATCAATGATATCAATGACTTAGGATATAATTTCTAATGCCGGTGTTTATAGTATAAATAATATAAGCAGTTAATGGAAGATCATAATGACTAAAAAATTAGAAGAACTTTTAAATTTACCTGATTCGAAAGAAATAGTTGATGATGCAAAAGTAGAACAAAAGAAAACAAAGGCAGAAAGTGTTGCAATAGAATCACGCGAAACTATGCGCGATATTGCCGAGTTTGATAAAATTGCAAGTGCATTACCTAGAGTAAAAGGGTTAGGGAATTTAGCAGATAATGAGCTAAATGAAATCGCTGATAAAGCGTTAGCATCATATGATGATTTAATGGACTTAGGAATGAATGTCGAAAGTCGATATGCTAGTAGAGTTTTTGAGGTTGCCGGCGGCATGCTTAAAACAGGATTAGATGCCAAAGTTGCAAAAATTAATAACAAACTAAAAATGGTTGAGCTACAACTTAAAAAACAAGCAATTGACCAAAAAGCAAATTCAAATCCAGATGGCAATATAGTAAACGGTGATGGGTATGTAGTAACAGATCGTAATAGTTTAATTGAAAAACTTAAAAACATGGATAAATAACAGTAACAGGGAACCGTAATATGAAAACATTTAATGAATTTTTAACAGAGTCTACAAAAACTTACAAATTTAAAGTACGAGTTGCTGGAGAACTTCCAGAGAAATTTGCAGACAATATGAAAGCTATCTTATCACGATACGAAGTGTTAAATGTTAGTGCAGGAAAAACAACTCCAATTAGTCAAAAGCCTATGGATTTCCCATCATTGCAAAATATGGAAGTTACACATTACGAAATAGAAGTAAAATATCCTACAACTAGCCAAGTGCTTGCCCAAGAACTAAGTTGTTGCGCAGAACAAGGACATCTTATTGTACGTGGAGACGAAGATCCAGTTGATAAGCAAACAGAACAAGATGCAATAGAAGACAATAAGGCATATGAATCATTATTAAATACTGAAGATATGGGCGGCGAAAGCGCACAGGAATCAGTAGGTGATGGACACGTAATGAACTTACTAAAAGAATTAGAAACAGCTCGCAAAGAACGTACTATCGATCCTATAGAAAGCGTTTCGTCAGGTAAAACAAAATGAACGACGACATAAAGAAATTTATTAATTTAACTAATTTGTACACTGAGGTGGAAGTAAGAAAAAGTGAAAAACTAGAAGAGGGATTTGTTGATTGGGTTAAAGGTCTAGTAGGCCTAGATGACGAATCTGTTAATGCCGCTGTTGACAATCTCTTAGGTGACGTGACTCCAGAGGTTGAAGCAAATATAGAGAAAGCAGCAGTTGCAGCACAAGACGAACTTTCTGCAACAGATACAGCACAAACAGGAACAGATGCGCAAGCAGGTACTAAGGCTAATAGTGACACTACTCCGAGACCAACTGAGAATGATGAGGGTGATCCTTATGGTATTATAAATGCAAGGCAACAAGTTGACGCAGGCTTTGTAGGTGCGCAGGCACGTTTAGATAGAGGATTAGCTGAATTAAAATCAGATCAAGAAGCTTGGGATAAAGAAAATCCAGATGCAGATCCAGAATCAACAGGACCAACAACAAGACCTAACAATCGACCAGCAGATGATACTCCAAAAATTACAGCTGAAATTCAAGCAGAATTAGAAAAGCGTGGGTTAGATAAAGGAATAATAGGCGAACCGTTAACTCCAGAAGATATTGCTGCATTAGAACAACCGGTACCGGCAACAGGAACTGCGGATGAACTTAGACCACAGACTTCACCAGATGCAGATCCAGAATCAACCGCAGGCCCAGATGATGGAACTAGAGGTGGTCAAGAACCAAATCGTGAACCAACACGACCAGCAGCACAAGAACCAAACAAAACTTTTGACACGCTCAATGATGCATATAACGCAGATAATTTAAAAGACGGCGACATAATTACTATTGACGGTATAGAGGCCGAAGTTAAAGACGCTGATGGAACCGATCAACAATTTTTTGTACATCCAGGAACACTTACACCAGTTGATCAACCAAAACCAGTTGCAGCACAAGACGAACTTTCTGCAACAGATACAGCACAAGGAATTCCTAGATCATCATCTGAACCAGGTGATGCAACAGATGATGGCGGACTAACAGGAAACCGACCAGTAATTTCGCCATTAGCTAGAAAATTAGGACAAATTACGTCAGCAAGTTTAATGAGAGATTATAATGCTGGTGGCAAACGACCAATGGATAGTGTTAAACAAGTGCAAACTGCGCTTTCACGTTTAGGCTTTGATCCAAACGGGCTCGATGGAAAGTACGGTGCCGGCACATTTAAAGCTGTACAAGATTTTCAAAAAGCAAACGGATTAACTGTTGACGGACAAGTTGGGCCTAATACTATTAAAGCACTGCAGACTGCAATAACTGACGCAGCTAATAAAACTACATAAGGAAAATATTATGACAAAAGCAATGAATGAAGCTTCGATGAACATTTCGATGAACGGCAACGATGCAACTGAAGTTGCTGAGTTAGTCAAACTATTACAAAATGCAGGAATGCCACAAGCAGGTCCAGTAGCAGATATCCCAATGCCGCCAAGTAAGCAGCTACCTACTCCGCATGATCATGCACACGATGGTCACGATGATATGAAATCAATGATATCACTAATGGGCGGCGAAGAAGATGCACCGTGCGGCGAAGATTGTGGATGCGAATCATGTGCAGCTGATGAGTCAATTGATGAATGGGATAATTCACCAGAAGAAGAATACAGTGACGTAAGTGCTGTTATTCCAGACGGCAACGATCTGAACAAATCAAAGAAACCATATCCTGCTGTAGACGGTGGTGATAATGCAATGGCACTTGAATCGATCAAAGAAACTCTTTGGGCTGCATTACAAGAAAAAGCTACAACCGAGGGCTCTAGAGGTAAAAAGAGTCGTGGTAAGAAAAAGTCAAGAGGTTAATTGGGAAACATATTTCCAACATATTAAACCAGTTTGTCCGTGGAGCGGAGCTGCTCACAAAAAAGGCGAAATAAAAATTATACAATGGTCTGGAGAGATTGAGCCACTAGGTAACAACCAGGCTATTGTATATATTTGTCCTAACTACAATCGTAGACGATTAAAAAAATTACATAAAA